GGACCCACTGGTGCACAAGGTGCCACTGGCCCAAGTACCGCAATTAATGCTACCGCGGTCTCTACTGGAACATTTTATCCTGTATTTGTTGCTGCAGCTGGATCAAATCAAACACCAAGCGTAAGGACCGCAGCCACAGCATTCAGCTTCAATGCTGCAACCAATGTGCTTACTGTAACAGCAACCACAGCACAATACGCCGACTTGGCAGAATGTTATGCAGCTGATGAGGACTATGCTCCTGGCACAGTGGTGGTATTTGGTGGCGCAAACGAAGTCACAATTGGAAACACCGCAAGTAATCCCGCGGTAGCCGGAGTGGTCAGTACAGAACCAGCCCACTTGATGAATGCTTTCCAGCCCGGCAAACACATAGTACCTGTTGCGTTGGTTGGACGAGTACCCTGCCAAGTTGTTGGCCCAATAGCCAAAGGCGACCGTTTGGTAACCAGCGCAATTCCCGGTGTAGCTGTACGTCTGGATCCTGGCACGTATCAACCCGGTTGTTTAATTGGTAAAGCCTTGCAAGAATACACCAGCGATGCTGTTGGTATAATCGAAGTAGCNGTGGGTCGAGCCTAAACCACACAGAAATATTTGTACCACCATTGATCAGTCATAAATGATAGTACATGACAAATCTTGCACACTCAATCAAACGATCTGGCCTGGTAAAAACCGCAATCGATCAAGGCGGAAGTATACATCCCTTGATTATTCCAGCCGAGCTTACAAACGGAACTGGGCTAATGAATCCCAGCATTTATTTGGATGGCGACCAGCTGGTGGTCAACATACGCCATGTAAATTATACTCTGTATCATTCTGAAATTAAAAAGTTCCAGCATAGATACGGACCATTACAGTATCTACATCCTGAAAATGATCGTAATTTACGTACTTGGAATTTTTATTGTACCCTCAACGATGATCTCTCTCTTGAACAAATCACCACAGTGGACACCTCAAAACTAGACGTAGAACCAATTTGGGAGTTTGTTGGACTGGAAGATGCCAGGATATTTCGTTGGGACAACAAAATATATCTCAGCGGAGTGCGCAGAGACACCACTACCAACGGGCAAGGCCGCATGGAACTCAGTGAACTCAGCGTCAAAACCAACATGGTTCGAGAAATCAAAAGGACCAGAATTCCAGCACCCGGAGCCAATGCCACCTACTGCGAAAAAAATTGGATGCCCATCATTGATCAACCGTTCCACTATGTGAAATGGAGTAACCCCACAGAAGTGGTGAAATTTGATCCTGCAGCAGGAACCACAACAACAGTGCACCTTGACGAAACACAATTTATATCTGGGCAACCTGACTTCAGGGGTAGTAGCCATGTGATACCATATGGTGATTACTATTTGGCCGTGATACATGAAGTGGATCTGTTCAAAAGCGAAACTGGCGAAAAAGATGCTACCTATAAACATAGATTTTTAGTCTGGGACAGGAATTGGAACATAGTGAAATTTACCGAAGCATTTAGTTTTATGAATGCCGATATTGAATTCTGTTGCGGGGCCACATTCTTCCGAGATGATTTATTATTGAGTTTTGGATTCCAGGACAACTGTGCGTTTATACTACGCATGCCCAAAACCATGCTTGCAGAATATTTAGGAGTTTGACATGCTGACCCAACGCCTGCACGAATATATACAAAATCCCGACTTGGCTCAGGCCAATTTTAATCTTGGTCGAGAATACGAATCAATTGGTCAAACCGGCGCTGCCATCAGTTTTTATTTGCGCACAGCCGAACGTTCTCAAACCGACCTGGAACAATACCAAGCATTACTGAGAATGGCCTTGTGTTTTGAACGTCAACAAACTAGAGATGACACAGAAAAAGTCATACTGCAAAAAGCCATCAGCTTGATGGTCAAACGTCCTGAAGCATATTTTATATTGAGCCGATTGCACGAAGTAAAACGAGAATGGCATGATGCCTACACAGTGGCCAGCATTGGTTTGTCTGCTTGCGATTTTGAATTGCCGCCACTGTCAACTGATGTTCAGTACCCAGGATATTATGCTTTATTGTTTGAAAAAGGTGTGGCTGCCTGGTGGGTAGGCCAAACCGAACAAGCACGTGAAATCATGCACGATCTTAAGTTCAGCTACAACATGAATGAAATGTTTACCAGTTCAGTCAATAGGAATCTTGCCAGCATTGGTTGGCCCAATACAAGATCTGACTATGATCCTAAAAACAGCAGTCGGGCAAGAATACAATTTCCGGGACTTGACCGCATTGAAAAAAATTACGCTCAAAGTTATCAAGATCTGTTTGTATTGTCTGCTACCAACGGCAAACGCAATGGTCGTTATTTGGAAATTGGCAGCGCCGAACCTTTTAAAAACAACAACACAGCGTTGCTGGAAACTGCCTTTGACTGGACAGGTGTCAGTCTTGATATAAATCAAACTGTGGTAACAGAATTTATGAACTCCAGAAACAATCTTGTGTTTTGTCTTGATGCTACTCGAGTCGATTATGGCAAATTTTTAAACACACTGGGATTCAGTGGTGACCTTGATTATTTGCAAATAGATTGCGATCCTCCCTCCTATTCGTTTGAAATATTAAAACGCATTCCTTTTGATCAGTACAGATTTGCTGCTATAACTTTTGAACATGACTACTATGTAGACACTTCGATCAGAGATCAAGCAAGACAATATTTACAATCAAAAGGCTATGTATTGGCCGCCGGTGATGTGGCTTACAATCGCACACACAGTTACGAAGACTGGTGGATACATCCAGAACTAGTGGATCCAGCCATACAGAAACAACTGGTGGATCACACCGACGGATTGAAATTTGCTGGTGATTACCTGTTTCCTCCTGCTGATAAACCAGTGGTTGCGACTGCTCCGGTCATCAACAACCAAAATAGGGCAGTTACAAGATCCACGTCTGAACTAATTAACAACAATTATATGCCAGGATTTTGGGTAGTGGACAATTTTTATCGTGATCCAGATGCTGTGAGAACGTTTGCACTACAACAAGAATACGAACCCAGTGGTCCTGGTAAACCATACATCGGCAGTAGAACATACAAACAATTTTTATTTCCTGGTCTCAAAGAAGAATTTGAGTATATCATGAACAGAAAAATCACTGCTTGGGAATCACACGGAATGAATGGTAGGTTCCAATTTAACACCGAAGGTGAACCTTTGGTTTACCATGCTGATTTACAAAAATGGGCAGCCATGTTGTACCTTACTCCCAACGCTCCCTATGAAACAGGAACCATGACACATGCACTTAAAGGTACTGATATACGCCACCGCGATCATCCTGACGTTGCCCGTTGTTTTAGGCCCGGTTCTCGAAATCTTGACAAGACTCCGTACGAAGATGTAGACATCATTGGAAATGTATACAATCGATTGGTAATATTCAATGCTGGATATTTACACAGTGCCTGTGCTTATTTTGGGTGGACAAAAGAAAACTCGAGACTTTGGCAAATGTTCTTTTTTGATTGATTATTGCAATATCTGAATCTGTGATTCCATCACATGAATCTTGTCTTGTACAGCGTCAAAATTCACAGTGCTCCATAACCCTGGATGTAATGGTTTAGGCCAGCGCCCAGATGCAATCCAGGCCCATCCAACATGTTCGTCATTTAATACCGGTGTAAACTCATTGCCAACACTGCAAAAAAATGTATGATAAGCAAAACTGTCATCAGCTGAAGTAAATTTTTCCAAGGGTACCAATTTTAAATACTCGGGCATGCTACCCAATTCTTCGGTGCATTCTCTTGTAATAGCCTGCAACAGGGTTTCTCCGGACTCAACACGGCCTCCTGGCAATCCCCAAGTGTCTGGGTGTTTGTGATCGTTACGCATGAGATACAGGTACGTGTTGGTTCGTATGCTGTAAAACCAAATGCCCACGGCTGTTACAATACCAGTGTCCATAGCCCTCCCTTGTAAAGACCTTGATAACTCTTGACCCAGGCTGATCCAGTCCAGCGATATTGTAATTCTGTGGTTATGTTGGTCACATACTGATCATTATTGGGACTGCTGGTGCTGTCAAATGCCACTGTCCATTGACTACCGTTAAACTCCACAATGTCATTGGCGTTGGCCACCATGGGTTGTCCTGCTGCGCCAGTCCACGCAACAGGATTGGCTGTGACTGTAGAATCAGCCCAGTTGCCAGTGCTTTCGGTCAACAAGTACCTTGTGCCTTCCGCAGCTTCGGGCAAGCCTGCTCCTGGTCCACTTAACAAAGGATTGATCACAGCATCAACAGCTGATAATGTATTAGACGGAACAGTATCAATGTTTGTATTAAACAATAAAAATCTATCGTCGGTTGGATCAAATGTTACAGTACCAATTACTTTTGTGCCATCTGGTTGTTCTAAACTTATGTAACTGATTCCAGGTCTTAGGGTACCGTACATGCCAACCACAGCAGACCACATGAGATTGCTGTCAGGACTATCTGGTGGTGCCAAGCTGGCATTTGATTGGTCAACAACCTCGGGTTCGCGTAACACTTGCAAGGTGTTGTTGATTAGTAATACTTGATAGTTGAAAGGTGTAAATGCCTGTCTAGTGCCCATTAACAAATCATTGTCTGTGATGGCCAAACTGGCATCACCATTGGCATTGTAGATACTGGCCACGATACGTTCGACCACGCCCAGTTTTTTGACTTTAGCAGGACTGCTAATCCATATAGGCAATTTGAATCGTAGCGTAGCTATATCGATGGGATTTTCTGTGCCCACTGGAATACTACGACTGCTCCAGGTGCTGTCATCCAGGTATAACGTACTAAGACTGGTCCAATCTATATAATTATCGGTACTTTGTATTTCTAAACTGGGATTGAATAGTACTAAAATCTGTTCTAACAACTGCATTTTTTGATTGGTGTTTGACGTCCATAGGTCCAGGTTCAAGGTCAATTCAAACGGCACTGGCATTGCTCGATCAATGCTAAACGCATTTCCTTGTGTGGTTTCGTAGCTGTCGGTCATGCTGTCGTAGGTTCGTTGGCGTACCTGGATAGTACTGACAAAATTGGGCTCTTGGATCATGGCACGATTGTACTTGAGATCGGTGATGTAAAAGGTCATTAACGGAGTGCTGGGCAATTCGTTTGCACTATTTTGTTGTATGATGGTCTGTGCCTGACGACTACTGTCGCCGTACCGTACCGGAACACGAACTAGAGTGTCGTTTTTGCCTTCTTCGTTGCGACCGTATTCCACTTGAAAGTTTGAAAAAATTCTGGCAAACTGTAATAAAAACCTCCTGATCTGACCATCAAAAAAGTACTGAATCATAATTACCCCTTGTTATGTATTATTTAGTAATTATATGAGTTGGGATAAATATTTGTATGACAAGCAAATGCGAAACCGATTACTCTGGACCAGCTCCAAAGTCTATAAATTCAACTTATCCAGATCACACATACGATAATATTGTATGTTTAGTAAACGGCGAGTTCAAACGGATAATACAGGATAGATATTTGCGTAAGTTTGGGTATACTAAACAATCCTATTTGCAAAAATATCCAGGCGCCCCTATTAAGTCGCAAGCCGCAACTGATAGTTATCGCAATGCCGCATTAAATGATGGTGGCCGCAGATCGGCAAACTTAACTAATCTAAATTTAACTAACGCTGATTTTCAATATAAACGTAAAAAAAAGCATAACGAGTTTCTACAATCTGATCGCAGTATAAATTACAGGGAAGCAAGCAGGCAACGGGCAAAGGAACAACATATAAACGGCCAAGCAAAATATGTCCAAAAATATTTTGCTACCAAGTATCAAGGATCCAGCGATCAAAAAGGTCGGAGTGAACGGATGAAAGGTAAAAATAATATTATTCATTTACCGGGAGTTGTTGAAAAAGGAAAAGAAACATATATTAACAACCATAATTCTGGGTATCATGCCACAATAAAACAACAGTTCAAAAATTACAACTTGCGATATCAAAGTAGTTATGAGTACCACTTTCTCGAATATTGCGAAGCTCGAGGGTGCATACATCTAGTATCCAACCCAAACGCATTGCGTGATAGTATCTACCCTCGCCGTTATTATTTGCCAGATTATATTTTAGATAACAAATATATTGTTGAAATAAAATCATGGTATATTGAAGCAAAACAGATGGCGATAAATCCTAACGTAATTATTGAAAAACAAGAGTTAGTAGAACGACTGGGATACAAGTGGCTATACATCTTAGACAAAAACTATGCAAAATTGGATTTATTAATTTAGTATAGTTTTATCGTCCTGGTGGTCTTGGGTTGGGCGGTGTGATGTTACCACCTTGATCACCGTTGTCGGCCAGTGGTCTAAGTATCTGGCTGAGACTTTGACGACTTGGTATGTTACCCATGTCAGTCGTTGGTACAGTGTATGTATTGTTCACAAAGCTGTTGCGTTGAGTTTCTGAGGCCGGCGCAAGATCAAGATCGGTACGAACAGCATCTTCTATCGCAACCCATCTAGCGCCGTCATAACGGAACAGCCGATTTGGAAAATAATCTAAACGCAACGCATAAGCACCACTAACCGGGTTAGGGGGAAAACTAACCCCGGGTACAACTGGTAATCCGTTTGGTGGCAACAGGTATCCAGTCTCAGGATCGTACCCACCGGTCAAGTAGCCCAAGGTATAACCGTAACCAGTTGGAGTATCGCCAACGCCAGTCTGAGTGCTACTAGCCAAACTATTTCCATCGCTAGCCAAAAGACCATCGCCACTAGGTTCTCCTAATCCGGAGGTTGGTAGTATGTAAAATTTTGTAGTATCGTAACCACTAAATGGCACATCTACCTGAGCTTGTGCCAGTAGGGCATCGTTAATTTGTAAGTCCTTGGGACGAGTACTCATGCGATCGCCCACTGTGGCAGGATTATCAATAGGAGTCCAGTAGGCGGTATCGGTTATGGGTGTACCAGGTGGCACTGGTCCCTTGGCCTGATAGTAGGTTGTACCATCCAACACAGTTGTTCCTCCTGGATAAAAGTTTCCTGGATCCCATATATTGTCAGGCATAAAAGGTTTATTTACAATCTGTTGAAACTCTTGAGCATTGACCATTGGAGTGGCTTTCACACGCCATAGGTGTGGCAACCAAGTTTGACTGAATCCTTCTGATGCATAGGCAGCATCCTGTATTACATAGTACTTGGGTAAGGGCAAGGGTATGGTTGGATCTAACGGATAGTAATCTTTGAGATTGGGTAACTCTAACACATCACCCGACATGAGTTTGCGACCAAATGTGTCAATCATTTTATTATAGGCAAATGTGATAAACAATGTGTCATTGTTTAGGAACAGGCCAAACTGTGTGAGATCAAAGTCAATGTCCTGCTGGCGATACACACCGCGCATGATATATACATCAGGATCATAGGCTCTATCTCTGTTTTCCAACAACAGCAAATCCTCAATGTATAAAGGATTAGTGCTGTCATACACCGGTAATGTGGCATCGTTATTGCCGGGATTTGGCGAAGTATCTACAATGGGACCAAGATATTTGTGTATCAGCACGTCGGCGCCTCCCACAGTATACATTTCGGTTATTGTGCGATCAAAAAATTGATAATCGGCCGTTCTGTTCGGCCTATACATGGAAAGTCTTGGCATAGTGTACTATTTAGCGGATTTCAATGTCTTGCAGTTATCCCCGTGCCACCTTTTGTAATTAGTGCCACCTTTGCCGGTATTATTACAATGTGGACAAACCCATTTTACAAGCGATGTATGCGTACCACGATTTATTGAATCTTGCGCCAATGTATTGCCTAATAAATGATGGGTTCCTGCTTCTCTACGGCGTTTATTGCTTTCTCTTTGTATAGCACCACCTAACATATGATGCGTACCTTCTTTCAAACGTTTGAGCTGAACGTTGCGTTGAAACCCTTCTCTTAAAAATGGATGATCACCTCTGGCTAACCTGGCTTGAGAGTGTTTACTTGCTAATTCTGATTTTTCTTGAGGAGATATGCCCATACGTTTTGACATTATTAAACACGCACCATAATCACCTTGAGAATAATGTATAGCGTAATGTTCTTCTATAGTCACTAGTTTAAGATTATTAATATCGTTATTTTCATGATTGCCATCTATATGGTGAACTTCATAGCTACGGTCGCTGGCATCCTTAGGAATTTCACCAAAATGTTTTTTGTATATAACTCGCGGGTATACTCTTTTACGCATACGAGTATTTATAATAATATGATTGATATAGTAACTAATCTAATCAAAAACTCAAAACAGGATAAAATACTATATGGACGAATTACTAGAACGGGTTGAACAAGCTGAACACCAGATCGCCGCTGTACGCAACAAAACAGCCCGTAGAGATCTGATCAAAATGCTCAAGCCCATAGATTCTGCCCTGAATAGCATGAGCAAAGAAAGCGTAGAATGTCGTAGATTGCATCGCCCAACTGCCCGGTATCAACAATTAGAGCAAGAAGCCCGAGAGTTAATGAGCCATTTAGAAAAATATCTGGTATTTGCCTGTTTATTAGGTGGTTGACCAAAAATGCTCATAGTGCTACAATAAACAATAAAATTCTCAAGGACACCGCATGGTCAAAACTAAAAAAATCACCCCGGAAGTTAAATCATTAAATCCACGAAGTGCCGATGTAAAATACACTGGTTCAGAACCTGCGTGGCGATTGGTCTTGACCGACGGAGATAGAACCAGCGCCATGCTGAAAGCCTTTGCCTGGTACAACTATCATTATAGTAAAAAAGACGCCAAGGACATGATTGCCCACTGGTTGGATCATAATGATCGTGTCAAGGATGCCCGACTGCTAAGAGGTATTCCTGACAGTCAAATCCGTAGTACCACAGCCTGGGTATGTCGTATGAATCTGGTTGGATTAGAACTAAGCGAACATGAACTCAGTGTAGTTGATTCTCAAATCGCCGACATGTTAAAAATCAAACAAGAAGTGATCAAGTCCGCAAGTGTAGAAGAAACTACTCAGGCCCGATTGACCATACAAGATCATTTACGAGAACGCATAAGTGAATGTGCCGCTGAATTAGAAGGCATGTTTGATGAGTTTTTAACACAGGGTGCTCGAATGTCAGCAGACTTCAAGCCCATAGCACAGATCCGCGGTATGAATGTAGCACCACAGATGATTGGCACCATTGCCACAGTGTGGAAAGAACGGCTGGCTGAATTTGAAGAAACTATCGAAGGTGGTGACGCGGATCTAGTGGAAGCATATGGTCATTTAAGCAAGATACAGTTGCGTAACTGTGTAAAATTCTGCGAAACTGTGATCAACGACTGTGCCAGTTATGTGCAGATTAAAAAAGTAGAACGTAAACCACGGGCTAAACGAGCAGTAAGCCCAGAAAAATTATCCAGTCGGTTTAAATATTTAAAAGAGTTTGCCGAGCTCAATCTGGTATCAGCTGGACCAGCTAGCCTGGTCGATGCCTCAGAAGCCTGGCTGTACGATACTAAAAAGCGTAAACTGATACATGTCGTGGCTGACTCACACGTGGGCACATTTACCGTTAAGGGCAGTAGCATTGTGGCCTTTGATGCGGCAAACAGCTCGCAGAAAACACTTCGAAAGCCGGCTGAACAGATCAAGTCCATAACTTCGGTTGGCAAACCCGCGGCCCGCAAGGTGTACAAAGATATCAAAAGCACTGAAATTCGGTTCAACGGACGTGGCAACGAACACTTGATCATACTGCGAGCCTGGTAGTGCATTGATAAATACTTGTACTGGAGCGATCGTATGGCTATTCAATCAGAATCAAGTTTAGAAACACTGAAACAAGACTTATTTAAGTATGTACAGTATCAGCTGGGCAGTCAGATCATTGATCTTGAACTGGATGCTGAACACTACGAAGCAGCCTATAGAAACACAGTGGGAACCTATCGTCAGCGGGCACAAAACGCCTATGAAGAAAGTTACACTTTTATGGAGTTAGTGACCAACGTCAATATCTATGAATTGCCGCAGGAAGTATACAGTGTGCGTCAGATCTTTCGTAGAACATTTGGTGATAGCACTGGACCATTTGCTTCAAACTTTGATCCATTTAGTCAAGCGTCAATGAATGTTTATCTGATGAATTTCAACGTGGCAGGTGGACTTGCCACTTACGATTTTTACAGCCAATATGTGGAATTGGCTGGACGTATGTTTGGCGCCTACATGAACTACACATTTAATCCTGTTACTAAAAAACTACAGTTGATCCGTGATCCCAAAGGCACCGGCGAAAGTGTACTGCTTTGGACCTACAATTTCAAACCTGAATTCAACATGCTGAGTGATCCGCTAATCAGTCAGTGGATGCGTAACTACATGGTTGGAAACGCCAAACTCATAATTGGTGAAGCAAGAGAAAAGTTTGGCACTATTGCTGGTCCACAAGGTGGCGGTACCTTAAACGGCACAGCCATGAAAGCCGAAGGCCTGGCAATCATGCAACAGGGCCTGGAAGATCTCAAGAACTACGTAGATGGCAGTGCTCCTTTGAGCTGGGTTATTGGATAATTGGATAAATTGGTTAAATTGGTTAATTGGTTAAATTAAAATTGATGTCTTGACCTACATTTATCACCGTGGTGTAGCTGATAGTTGCCCGGGTCAAGAAATCTATTACAATGTGGGCATTCTTTCTTGACAACAGTCGGTCGTGTTCCAAAACCAAATTTCCATCCCAACGCAAGATAATGTAAACACTTGTTGGGGTCTAGGTATTTTCGATTAACAGGGATATTTGGGTTATAAATCCATTTTTTGCCAGTAAGTGCAACACTTATCGCTTTGGCTTTTTCGGGTCTACAAGCTGGCCTTGTATTAAACCCTGGAGTCCCAGTTTTGCTTTTTCTAGTAGCAGATTGTCTGGCCTTTTGTTCCTCAGGAACCGCCCGTCCTTTATTCCAAGTTTTTCCACCTTTTTTTGCAGCCGATATTTTTGCCTTCCACTCTGGGGTAAAATCATTGGCTGTTCGATTATTACGCATGACTTCTTTAATCGAATTATATGTTCTTGCTGTTACTTTGTATATAGATCGACGAGAACGGTGAGCTCGACACATCATCCATATTGCATAGATCATTTTTCTTCTATCTGATCCGATAGTCATTTTAGGTAAGAGTAAATGACATATAAAATGTTCTCTACCTGTCAGTTTAATTAGATTAATGTTATCGTTTTCGCCGCCCAAACTCCGGGGTATAATATGATGTTTTTCGACATAAATTGATGGATCCAAAATCCTTGACTGTGCTCGATGTATGATGTTATAATAGCATTTAGTATATTTGTTTTCGATAAACATAAGTTTTTCCTTATTGTATTATTTATTAAATTGAGTAAAAAAAAATGGATTGTATGATTGACATTGAAACTATTGGAGTAGCACCTGGCGCTACTATTTTAACTATTGCAGCACAATCATTTGACCCTTTGGGAACAGGGTATTATAATAAGCAATATTATGCTCGTATAACATTAGAGTCGCAGGAAAATCGAACAATAGATCAATCTACAATAGACTGGTGGGCAACTCAACCCGAGGCCCAAGCAGAAGCCTTTTGCGAAGAAGGACGTATCGATCTAGATCAAGCACTTGATAGTCTAGGTAAACTTATATGGCATAGTAATTTTATATGGTGTCAGGGTCCAACATTTGATTGTACTATTCTTGAGCATGCCTATAAAAGTTATAACAAGCCAATTCCGTGGCAATACTACAAAGTGCGAGACAGCAGAACAGTGTTCAGCCTATGGCCTGGCTTGCCCAAACCGCCCGTCAGCCACCATGCTCTAGAAGATTGCCGTAGGCAAATTGCGTTACTACAGACAACTTTAAAACATTTCAACATAAAGGAATTGGCATGATCATTGGGTTAGTTGGGTTCCAGGGTGCTGGCAAAGACACCATAGCAGATTATCTAGTAAACATACACGAATTCAAACGTGAAAGTTTTGCCAACACACTTAAAGATGCTGTGGCCCATATTTTTGGTTGGGATCGTGAATTGCTAGAAGGGCGTACACGACAAAGTCGTGCCTGGAGAGAACAACGCGATGAATGGTGGAGCAATCGTTTGGGCCGAGAGATAACACCCAGATGGGTCTTACAATACTGGGGCACCGAAGTTGCACGTCGCGGCTTCCATGACGATATCTGGATTGCCAGCCTGGAAAACAAACTGCGTACCATAACCGATGATGTGGTCATAAGCGACTGTAGATTTCCTAATGAAATTTCTGCCATCAAATCAGCTGGTGGACGAGTGATACGTGTTGTGCGTGGACCCGAGCCTGAATGGTATCCGTTTGCTCTAGCTGTCAACCAAGGCGAAAAAAATATCACCCGGAGTCGGGCAAAGATGCAACTGGAAAAATTTGCAATACATGCCAGCGAAACTGCTTGGATTGGCACCGAGTTTGATGCTGTAGTGGAAAACAACTCCAGCCTGGACGACTTATACAGACAAATCACCGGTCTGGTTCAAGATCTCCCGCCCGCCAGGGCAAGTTAGATCGAGCAACTTCTATCACACAATTTTGGCATATGGTTCGTAAGTTACGAACGCCCACATTGTTCATATCTCCATCAATATGATAAACCAGCAACTGTGCTGAATATTTAGACCTAAACCCACAGCGTTCGCAAGTGGGTTTTTTCTTATAGCCTGCTGTTTGCCATCTGGCAACTGGTGATTTAACTCGCTGATTTTTTTTAATACAGGATTCACAACGACCTCGATAGTACACCTGCTGGCCGCGATAGTAATTTACGGCACACAATCTTTGTTTACACACAGGACATAAGGGTCTTGACATCTTGTATTTACATTGAACCTTTCCAAAGGGCGCTCAACCACCAGTCTTTTTGTCTTTGGCCATAAATATCATTACTAGAAAAAAGGATTTCTGATATGGCCTTATTATCCCCAGGTGTACAAGTTAGCATAATTGATCAAAGCAATTATATTCCAGCCGCTACTAACTCGGTTCCGTATATTTTATTGGCAACAGCCCAGAACAAAGTTTCCGGTGCTGGAGTTGGTGTTGCGTCAGGCACACTAGCTGCTAATGCAAACAAAACTTATTTAATGACAAGTCAACGAGACTTGCTCAACACCTTTGGTGTTCCGTTCTTTTACAATACCACAGCTGGTACTCCTATCAACGGATACGAGCTTAACGAATATGGTTTATTGGCCGCTTACAGCGCATTGGGTGTAACCAACCAATGTTATGTACAACGTGTCAACATTGACTTGGCTGCACTCACAGCCAGTTTAACCAGACCAACTGGTAATCCAAACAACAATACCTACTGGTTAGATACTTCTACTAGTGCTTGGGGTATTTTTGAGTGGAACTCAACCACCGGTGCATTCTCTAATAAAATTCCCAGCGTGATTACCAGCACAGCCAATTTGGTCACCAACTCAACTGCTCCTTTGTCCAGCTACGGCAGCATTGGCGATTACACTGTGGTTTCTGCAGGAACACAACCAGCAAGTGTGGCTGGTGCATTACAAAATCCTGAATACTACAAACGCGGTGGTCCAACCAGTACACAAACCAGTTCGACACACATGAGTAATTTATACAATAGTTGGGCATCGGTTGGTAGTGATGATTGGAAAACTGCATGGCCTTCTATCAGTGGCACACAGGCTCCTGCTAATTTGACTGCTAACACTAACATTGTGATTAACAATACCTACACCATTACTGTACCTGCTGTTCCAAATAACACTGTAGCAAACCTATCTAATCAGATCAATGCAACCACTGGTGGTGCAGGCAATGTGGGCAATGTATATTCTAGTATAATTGGTGGCGCATTGTTTATCTATGCTGACAGTACCTCCACCGGATTCAACGGCGCAATCACAGCAGGATCCGCCAACATTTCAGCTGGCACAGCCACATTGACATTTACCAATTCTGGAAATGCAGTACCAACTCCATATCCTGTAGGTAGCACTATCACTGTTGCAGGTACTGCAAGCAATAACTATAACGGTACTTACGATGTCGTTGCTAGTAGCAACACTTCGGTTACCTTTAGTTTTGCTGGTGCAAATTTAGCCACCGGTACAGGTAAAATTACTTGGCCAGACAGTGTCAGCATCAGTGGAACAGCATTGACCACGTTGGGTATCACTGCTGGCGCATATTCAACCCCACAGTACTTGGCCAGCAACAGCTATCAAAATCCACGTTGGTCCAGTAGCAGTGCCACGGCGGCACCGACTGGTTCTATATGGCAAAAAACCAACAATGTAAACTTGGGTACCAATTTGGTAGTTAAAAAATACAGCTCGACCTTGGGTGCATTCGTTCAACAAAATTGCCCTGTGTATGCCAACGATGCTGCAGCTTTGTATGCTTTAGATCCTGCAGGCGGCGGCACCAATATTGCCGCAGGCGCAACTTATGCTCAAGTTGATGCCTACGGCAACGGTACGGGCACATTCATGATCTGGGAAAGATACACAACTGGAGCTACCAATGTGACTGGTTATGCAGTTCCATCATCTTTTGTTAGTGGTAACTCATTTACGATTTCGGCCACACAAGCCGGCAGTGCTGGTCTCAACACAGCGACCGCTACTCTAGAAGGAACCACAGTGGACTACTTTATTTCTGCTGTGTCAGCAGCCGGTGTACCTTATGTAAGTGCTACCATAGACAGTTCAGGTTACGTGGTATTTTCACACAGCCAAGGTGGCGATATCTATCTCACACCGATCACAGGAAACCCAATCGGTGAAGCTGGTTTTGCGACCGGTCACGGCATCGTGGGATTGACTGCTCAAAACATCACCGGAGACACTTTGGTGCTCAGTAACTGGGTCAGCTATCCAACATTCACTTATACCGCAAGCAGTGTTGCTCCAGATCAAAATCCTTTGAATGGTACTTATTGGTACTATAGCGACACTACACAAGTGGATATCATGATCCAAAACAACGGACAGTGGGTGGGTTATCAGACCGTCAACAGCGATTTCCGCGGTTACGATCTCAGCCAAACCAATGCCAGCGGACCACAAGTCAGTGTAACAGCACCAACCACACAAAACGATACAGCACAGAGCCCGTTGGTGTATGGAGACCTTTGGATCGACACCAGCAATCTTGAATTGTATCCGGTGATCAATCGTTGGGAAAGTGTAAACGGTCAAGACCAGTGGGTACAGATTGACAACAGCAATCAAACCACTTCGAGTGGTGTGTTATTTGCTGATGCACGGTGGGCACCAAATGGCACTACAGATCCTGTAGCCGATCCACTGCCAACAATCACCAGTTTGTTGACCAGCAGTTATCTTGACCTGGATGCACCTAGTCCAACATTATATCCAGATGGTATCCTGTTATGGAACACACGTCGTTCAGGATTCAATGTCAAAACATTTGAGTCAAACTACTTTAACACCACCACTTATCCAGCTTATGCTTGGAATGCTTACACCACTTACAGCATTGGCAATCTTGTGATCCACGGCGATGTTGAGTATATCTGTTTAACAGCCAACACCAATCAAACTCCTGGGACTAACGCTTATTGGACACCACTCACAGTGACCAGCACTTGGTTAACAGCCAGCGGTAACAGACCCGATGGCAGCGCCTACATGGGCCGTCAAGCACAGCGAGCCATTATTGTAAATGCATTAAAGAGCGGTATTGACAGCAACACCACCATCAGAGAAGAACAAAATCAGTTCAACCTGTTGGCCTGTCCACAGTATCCAGAGTTGGCTCCTAACTTGGCCCTACTCAATGCAGATCGTGGACAAACCGGATTTGTAGTTGTTGATACTCCGTTGAGATTGACTCCAGACGAAATTGTAACTTGGGCCACCAACAACAATGGCCTAGGCGTGGCCACTGCCGATGGTAATCTTGATAGTGGCGATGCTTATGCTGGCGCATTCTATCCAAGTTGTACCACTAATGATTTAAGTGGTAACTTAGTAGTAACAGCACCAAGTCACATGATGATACGTACTATTATTCGCAGTGATGAAGTAAGTTATCCATGGTTGGCACCGGCTGGTACACGACGTGGTGTAGTGGACAATGCTACACAGATTGGCTATATCATGGCACAAACTGGTGAGTTTACACCTTTGGGTGTAAGTCAAGGTCTACGTGATGTGTTGTATCAAAACGATATCAATCCAATTACCTTTATACCTGGCATTGGTATTACCAACTTTGGTAACCATACCTTACAAGGTACAACCACAGCACTGGATCGTATCAACGTTGCTAGATTGGTAGCTTACCTACGTGCCAGATTGTCTGCAATTGGTAAAACTTACCTGTTTGAACCAAACGATACTATCACACGTAATCAAATTACCAACAGCATCACTAACTTGATGATTGATCTAGTGGCCAAACGTGGTATCTATGACTACCTGGTTGTTTGCGATCTTTCAAATAATACACCGGCTAGAATTGATGCCAACGAATTATGGGTTGACATAGCAATTGAACCAGTTAAAGCTGTTGAGTTTATATACATACCAGTACGTATACAGAACACAGGAACAATTCAGGCACAGGCATTAGCATAATGAATCAGGACAAAATGGCTATAATTTTGTCCCGGCTCAGTGCCATAAATAAAAGTACATTAGGAGATTAAACGAAAATGGCTACATCATCATTAACAAAAATGACCGTGCCCCTGGCAAGCGATCAAAGCACCAGCAACCAAGGCTTGTTGATGCCAAAACTGAAGTATCGCTTTAGAGTGAGTTTTCAGAACTTTGGAGTATCAACACCGGTAACAGAATTAACCAAACAGGTCGTGGATTTCACACGTCCAAATGTGACCTTTGACAATATTGATCTTCCTATCTACAACAGCACAATTAAATTGGCAGGTAAGTATACCTGGGCCGATATTACCTGCAATCTACGTGATGATGCAGCTGGAAACGTCAGCAGATTGGTTGGCGAACAGTTACAGAAACAGCTAGACTTTGCAGAAATGAGCAGTGCTAGTTCGGGTATCGACTACAAGTTTACCACAGTATTTGAAGTGTTGGATGGTGGTAACGGCGCTAATACTCCGGTTGCACTTGAAACTTGGGAAATTTATGGTTGCTACCTACAAGGTGTCAACTATGGTGATGCTAACTATGGTGAAAATACAGCTATGCAAATTGCATTGACCATAAGATTTGACAATGCCTTACAATCTCCACCGGGATCTGGAGTCGGTGCAATAGTTGGTAGAACGTTAGGTGATGTGGCCACTGGTGTTGGTACAGCACAATAACTGATCGTCCGCTATGACCAATTTGGCCTCATTCGGCGATAACATACTCCAGGGATTTTTTGGTACCGCGGGTCTTAAAGATTACAGCCACGCCAGTAAGACTTTTAGGACCAACAACTACCAGCTTACTCCTAGAACCAAATATCTATTCCACTGCTATTTCAATGTCAACATAGGCGAAATTCCTGCACTACAAGGTCAATTTCAAAACAGCGATATCAGTAGTATAGGTCTCATGGTCAAAACTGCAGATTTACCCAGTTTTCAAATTACCAACGAAACACTAAATCAATACAATCGTAAACGTGTTGTACAAACCAAGATCAACTATCAACCAGTCACTATTACTTTACACGATGATCAAAGCGATCTCATAAGAAACCTTTGGTACAACTACTACACCTACTACTACAAAGATCCCACATATGGCTATGAAAACGTGCCCAATCAAAGCGGAAGTATGGGCAAGTCAGCAACATTACAAAATGGATTTGGTTACAACACAGCCGACACCTACAGTACCAGACAAAATACCGACTGGGGCTACATTGGCGAAGGCTACACTGACAGCAGTCCTGGAACAGCTTCGGGAAATAATAATGGCAAGCCTAGATTTTTCAACGATATAACCATATACGGCTTGGCACAAAAAAGATTTGCCAGTTATATTTTGATCAACCCCATCATCACTGATTGGAAAAGTGATCAGTATGATTACAGTCAAGGTGCAGGTACCATGGCACATACCCTGACCATTGCCTACGAAACAGTCAAGTACAACCGCGGGGTCATAGGCGGTGCTGCTCCAAGCACCAGTGTGGTCGGCTTTGCTGATCCGGCACACTACGATACAACCAAGAGCAAGTTATCAAGACCGGGCGGAACAGCCACAGTGTTTGGACAAGGTGGCATCATTGATGCTGTCAGCGGCGCCACTGCTGATCTACAGGCCCTGGCATCAGGGCAGGGCGGCCTACAAAATGTATTGGGTGCTGTGCAAACTGCTGGCACTGCTTACAACACATTCAAAAACGTGAATCTTGCACAGGTGGCCGGACAAGAATTAAAAACCGTTGGCACCAGTGTGCTACAACAAGGCCTAGCCGGCAGCGTGCGCCAGGCCATCAATGCTGGCAACGGACAATTTTTTCCAGACGCAAAACTAAATCCACAAACTGGACAACCTGTAAATAATCGCCTGACCACTGGCACTACCCTTGCACAACAACTGGGATTTTGATCCATGACAACAGTAAACTACGCTAACCCCAAAACAGATACCACAGTAAAAATATTTGATCGATTCTACGATTATGAAACTTCGGTACCAGTTGACACCTATGATGTGGTAAACAGTTATTTTCGCAGTGTGTTTGGCACTGGTGAAGCAGCCGACAATTTTACTGTTAGTTTATTTAGAACAGCAGAGCTGAGTGGAACACCAGTATTGACTTTGCTCGGCGAAATACGTGGCCAAACAGGCCCTGATTTAACCCTGAGTCTGGCCTATTATCTCAACGCCACTCGCAGTACCAGCACATTGCTAGGATTAAATCTAGCCACACAACCCAATTTTTATGTGGCACACAACATACGCAGTTGACTTAGTCAGAAAAGTTAGTTCCTATATAAATAATATTGATGATTCAATGCCAACTATGTCAGACTAATTGTAAATCTTGGGGATCCTTATCAAAACATTTGAGAGATCGCCACCTAGATTATAATTCAAAAAAATACTATGATGATTTTTTACTAGTAGACAAACCTGTTTGTAAAATTTGTAGCACTCCAACCACCTTTCAAAATATCAATATTGGATATAGTTATACTTGTTCGCATATATGTTCTGGAAAATATCATAGGCAAAATTTGTCTGCAAACGTTAGCAAGCATGATAAGTTTAGAAAAAAAGTATCCGAGAATCAAAAAAATATATGGCAAACTCGTAAAAAAAATGGAACTGCTGCAATTATACATAAAAAAGTTGGTAATACCATAAAAGAATTAAATTCTCAAATGTCGTCAGATGAACTTAAAGAAAAATACGGATGGCTGAATAAGTTATCTACTGAGGATAAAACTTATTGGATTAATACTGTTATGCTAAAGACAGGAATGCATAATTGGTGGAATATTACTAGCGAGATAGAAATTGATAAGGTTGTAACCAAAAGAAATGCATCTAAGTTGGGTATATCTGTTGCAGAGTATGCGACAAGGTTTGATGATATAGCAAGCAAAGAACAATATTACTATAAGGTATGGTATTTGACAGAACAAACTTATAAAAAATATAAAAATGAAATTGACCCCCACAATTTACGAAGTCCTAAGTATCACCTAGATCACAAATATAGTGTTATTCGAGGATTTCATAATAGTATTGATCCAGAAATTATTGCATCTAAATTTAATTTAGAAATGCTAACAAGATCAAATAATAGTAGAAAAAGTGGAAAATGTTCATTACGTATTGATATATTACAGGAAATGTACTATGCCCAATTTCTCTAGAGGAAAATTTGTAGTTACAAATCCTCAAAAATATGTAGGAAAAGGAGAGCCAACTTGGAGAAGTAGTTGGGAATGGGCCTTTATGAATTTCTGTGACAACAATGACAACATAATACAGTGGGCCAGCGAACCTGTGAGAATACCCTATCGTCATCCACTTACTGGCAAAATGACTACCTATGTACCAGACTTTATTGTGACCTATCGTGGCCCCAATAACACCACCAGAGCCGAATTGATTGAAATTAAACCAAAAAGCCAGAGTGTTATTGAAGAGAAGCAAAGTCAGCGTGATCGTGCCCAAGTAGCCATCAATTATGCCAAATGGGATCAAGCGACCAAATGGGCAAGGGCAAACGGATTAACTTTCCGGGTGATTACCGAATCCGACATTTTCAGGAATGGCGGTAAAAAACGCGGTAAATAGGTGTATGACAAAACGCCTTGAAGAATTATTTCAGTTCGATCAACTTGAACCCATTAACGAAACTGACACTCCACCACTCTCGGTAGAACAAACTCGGGCTGCCATTGTGGCCATCGACACAAACATAGACAAAATTGATTCAGCATTGCCGGCCGTGCGTGATCTTGACACCAGTGATCAAGAGCTAGATGAACTAGCCGACCTGGCCAAACAAAGCTATCAAGATCTAAGTGATCTTGGCATGCAGGTAGAATCCAGATTTGCCGCCGAATTGTTTGCTGTAGCTGGCACCATGTTGGGACATGCTCTTACAGCCAAGACCACCAAGATGAACAAAAAACTAAAAATGATTGATCTACAACTGAAAAAACTTCGTCTAGATCAACAAACACCCCAAGATGAACACATGCCCACAGCCGAAGGGCATATATTAAGCCGTAATGATTTGCTAGAACGTTTGGTTGGCTCTAGAGATCAAAAAGACAAAAGTTCATAAATATCATATAGGGAAAGAACGCATGAAAAAATTTCAAGAATACCTCGCTGAATCAGAAAGAACCTACAACTACAGAATTAAAATTGTGGGTGACACTCCTAGTGGATTTATAAAAGATCTCGAAGAGAAACTCAAACAATTTGATATTGTCAAAATCTCAGGTGTAAAAACCACACCTGTACAGGCCAAGCCTGCAGATTTTCCTGCGTTTGCTAATGATCGTGTAAGCCACATGGATGTTGAATTTCGTTATCCAGCCATTGAGCCACAGATTCAACAAATAGCTCAGTTGTTGATGTTTGATCCCAATAGAATCAGAATGCTCACTGTTCCATACGAGGACAGTGTAGATCAAGAGCGTGCAGAAGTTGAAGCTCAAAATAAAAATTTATTGACAGACACAGATTTTCCTGCACCTAATAAACAACAAAAGGCCTTGTACAAAGACTACAGCACTGAGTATAACAATCATGCTGTGCTTAAGAATGCCTATCGCAGTGACTTTACTGTGGCTGGCGGCAAGACAGCGCCTGCAACGACAACAAACGATTTGCCAATGGGTAAAAACAGTCCAATGAGCAAGATCAAGTTGCCACCCAAGCCAGCAACTGGCAACAAACCAAGAGGATAAACCATGGATAATTTTTTTCACAACTTAAACAAAAAGATGGCCGATTTGGCCCAACGTCAAGATCTAGCCGAGAGTGCCGTCACTGAACGTGACCAGGGCAAACACAACAATGCTACCACAGGTTTCAAGGCTCTTGCTAAAAAAGCTGGCAAGGAATATGGCAGCAAAGCCGCTGGTGAACGTGTGGCTGGAGCGCAATTCCAAAAAATGAAACGGGCTGGCAAGCTGGAGGAAGGACAGTGTTCCTCCTGCGATTGCTCACCGTGCGAGTGTGACAGCATGGGCGAAAGTGCTTTTCAAGCTGCGATTGGTAAAAAGAAATATGGCGATGCTGGCATGAAAGCCTTGCAGAAAGCCGGACGTAATCATGCCAGCAACACGACTATGAACAACATCCGTAACAGATATGACAAGTATGACGAAGCTGACAACATGAGTCTTGAAGAAGCTGATATGGAAGAAAATAATGAATTTGGTGGGGCACGACAAGCCGCTATCAAGGCCGGCCGGCCTACATTTACGGTAAACAATAAGACTTATCGAGTCAGTGGTGATACTTCAGATGAAAAACAAATGGAAGAAGGTGCTTTCAAAGAACTTGATATTGATCGCCAAGAACAAGAAATGAAAAAATCACGGCACAATCCAGGTAACAGTCCACTAAGACAAGTTCCTGGCGTGCAAAATCTCAAACCAAAGTCTAAAGAACATCCACTAAAAAATGTTGCCCGAGGCCTCCGGGCATTTGTTAAAGGTGAACCTGAGCCAATGGACGAAGTAAAAAAAGCCAAACCAGATTATCCAGATATTGATCACGATGGCAATCGCAAAGAATCAATGAAGAAAGCTGCCGCTGATAAAACTCGCAGCACTGGTACAGCATTTGATCCAGAAGCACGTAAAAAATCCAAAACTGATCAAGAAGGCACTGGCAACTTTGACAAGAAAAAAGTCAGTACTGGTACAGTATACACTCGTCGTCACAAAGAAGACGAAGAAGGTGAAGTCACAAGCAATGAACCCAAGCGCAAAGGTCGTCCCAAAGGTCCTGTAAAAGGTCCTGAGCGTGTGACAGCCAAGAGCTACAAGTACAAACAAGGTCGCCCGGTCAAAGAAAATGAAATTAGCATCATGAATCGTGGCGAATATGATCAAGAAGGCGACGAAGTCAAAGGCGACATGCACACTGTGATTCGTCATGCTCAAGAACTTGAAAAGCATTTAAGAGATGGCGAAAACTTGCCAACTTGGGTGATTGAAAAAGTAGGTCAGATCAAAGGCATGATGACCAGTATTAGCGACTACATGATGTCACAGCACGAACGCGGTGCCGAACAAGCCACGGGCCAAGAAGGTATACGTATTGCTGAAAAAGCAGTCAGTGTCAAGCAACGCAGAGCAGCTGGCATAGCACATGCCGCACAAAAAGGTGAAATACCCAAGAGCAAATTGCGTGGCGCTTCAAAAGCCATGGCCAAGATGCCAGAAAAAGAATTAGATAAATTTGCGTCTACCAAAGAAAAAGGTCTACCTAAAAAAGTTAAAGAAACTACCACAGCAGGTAGTGTAGCCACCGGTGGCGAAGCTCCTAAATCAACCAAAGGCATGTCGTTTGGTAAAGGTGTTTATGAAGGTGCGGTCAACGAAAGTTACGAACGTAAATTACATGCTGTACTCAACGAAGGTATGAATGTCACTGTAAACATGAATGGTCAAGGTCAAAAATCAGTCAATGTAAGTGCTGATGGAGAAGATGCTGAAAAATTGGCTGAGATCCTAAAACTAGCCGGCCTGGGCAACAGTGATACCGGTGGATGTAGCTCATGTGGTCAATCACCATGCGGTTGCGAAACTGTAGACGAAGCCTACGGTGATACTACTGCTACCAAGAACAGTCCAGATTGGCCCACTGACACAGAAACTACAGATGACAATGATCCATACTTAAGAAGATTAAGTGGCGGTCTAAATGGCGCCAAATCAACTGGCCAAACCACCGTTCCTGTGGTTGCCAGTCAGTTACGCAGACAAGTGAGCATGGAAGAGAATGTTAAACTTGAGCGCAGTTTGTTCGACACATGGAAAACGTACAAAGGCCAATGAAAACTTTAAAAGACTATCTCTCAGAAAGTGAAACCTGGATGCATACTCCTGCAGAGGGAGATGATTTTGCCATTGAGTTAGCAGATGGAACCTTGGTGGAATCCTACATCATGGAAACAGCCGACGACTGTATCCTGTTGGATGCCACACCAGAGATTGTTGCTGTGCTGGAGTCCTGGAATCTGTTGAGTGATCAAGAATCTGATGATACAGTAATACTTGAAACCATGGGGTATGGTACCTTGGTTGGTGAGAATCGTGGTGGTAACTATGAACAAATGGGCTATAGAAAATCAACGTCAGATAAATTTGCTCTACTTGATAGATTTTTAGATGCGGTTATCTTAACTACTAACAATTTAAAAGAAGCTAAAAAAGAAGCCATAGAATGGGCCGAACACGACGATATTGAGACAGAAGTTGTTGATCAAGCGACTGGTCAAAGTATATTTTCTGTTGATGGGTATGCTGGAGCAGAAGAACACATGGACGAAGCCAAATACCACGGCCGTGAAGTTCCGCTAGGCAAGCCCATGGCGGGAGATGTAAAAAAATCAAAAGTGTATGTGAAAGATCCGTCGACTGGCAACATCAAAAAAGTAAACTTTGGTGATCCCAACATGCGTATCAAGAAAACCAGTCCTGCACATAGAAAAAGTTTTAGAGCACGTCATCACTGTGAGAACCCGGGCCCTAGAACAAAAGCGCGATACTGGTCGTGCCGTGCGTGGTAATTAAAAGGAAAATAAAATGAGTCAAGCAAATGTTGTACTAGGTAATATTGCCAATGCAGTTTGGTATACAGACCGAGCAGAAATTGTAACTGGAAATACAGTAGCTTCCTACAATGTGTATGTAGTCAACGTGGCTCAGCCCGTGACCCTGGGCGGATATGTAGTGAACGGCAGCCCAACATTGACTACCACTTACACTGGTGCTAACATCATCGGACGCTCAATCACCGGCACCGGCATAGCAGCCAACACCACTATATCAAGCCAGACTCAAAACAGCAATTCAGTCACTACTATTTTTACACTCAGCGCCAATGCCACAGCCAATACTGGTAATGCTTCAACCTATGCTAATTTCACAGCGACCGCGCCAGCTCCGGGCAATATCTACAGTGCAGCTCCTCAAGTGGCTGCAAGCTCGAGACAACAGATTTATGTTGGTGCTGGAAATTATCTCACAGTGACTGCCGCTGGTGGCGGAACAACCACAAGAGAAATAGGCACACAAAGTTCAGCCACTGTGACTTATGGAACAACAAGATAATGCGAGCTCAAGAGTTTATCGTTGAAGATCGCAAAGGCAAGATTCCTGGCGGGCACGACAATTCAATGCCAGGCGCACACATCATGCGCGACAATGGCGGATATGATCGTACCAATCATATGAATCGTATGATGATGGCTGCTGCAATGCACGATGGAAAAACAAAAAAAGCTATTCCACGAGATCAAATGGATCCAAACAGCTGGGTAGAAAAATACAACTCAGCACATCCTTACACCAAAGAAGAAGATAACATGATTGTGGGTGCCATGAAAACAATCGGCTCCGATGCTCATCATGTTGTTACAGATCATCGTAGTACAGAACATCCAGAAGTACATAAAGTAAGTCCGGTAAAAGGATTCAAAGGCTACGCAAGATGAGAGCTAGAGAGTTCGTCACTGAGGGCCGCGTTGGCAGTATTACTACTGATGTAGGTCGTGCTCTTCCTGGCGCATTTAAAATTCCAGCTCTTAAAAATCAAGACCCTTATTTACAATATCGATTTGGCGTGGCCATCGCTGGAGCCAAAGGTGCCAAACAACGTGCCCAAGATAATGTTCCCCCATTTGATGGCAAAGAATCGGTGTTTGGCGAAAACGAAATCGTAATAAGCTACGACCCGCATGTGGTTGATTATATACATGATGCGTTACGAGCCATGGGCATGCCCCCTAGTGATGCTATTCAAATTGGCTCTATGGCCAGCGAAGAAGCCACAGATGTAGATAAGCGTAGTCCGGTAACAGGATTCCAGGGTTACCCAAGGTAAATATAGCACAAGGAAAAGATTATGAGAATCGCTGACATATTACGCACATTAGCCAACAATTTAGAACACGCAGAAGGTGGTACTCCGGACCCTCGCATACAAAATCCTGGCGCACTTATTGATGTTGACGTTGTGGCCGACGGTGGTGTAGAAAAATCCAGCCCAAACGGTACAACAGCCTCAGGCAACGACAAAGAGCCAGAAGAATTGTTCCTTCCACCATTACAGCAAAAACAAGAATTACTTAAAAAAGCAGTGGGCGTAGAAAACGTTTACGACGACGGACGCCCGGGTGATGCCAGTGATGAAAACACAGAAGCACCTGATCCAGCACAACTGGATATACTAGACCAGATCAAACGTATGGCCGGTGTTCCTGTAGCCGCAATTCAAGAACTCAGCAACGACGACGTAGTCAACGATTAAGGGGCTCTGACATGAGCTTCATTCAAAATTTATTCACCAGCAGAGATAACAACGCTAATGCCGCTACCTATGTAGGTCAACAAGACCGCATTTGGTGGGATCCAGTAACCAACGCATTTTATGCCAGTAATGGCAACACCGCAGGTGGCGTTCCAATTGGAGTATCTGGTAATATTGCAGTTAATAATTTTACAGCCAACTCAGGAACAATTGATGGTAATTTGATTGTGGTTGGAAATATTTCGCCAGCTGGTTCAAATAAAATTGGCGGCATCTTTCCTGGACCCGGTGTAGTTATCGGTAATACTGGACAACTAACAATTGACTCCGCAAACTTGCCAGTATCATTTGGTGACTTTTATGCCAATAATAATGTTTTAAGCATCATCAATGTTGATGAAAACATGATTTTGTCAACTCAAGGCTCGGCAGAAGTTCAACTAGTAGGCAATATTGGTTTTTACAAGCCCGACGGTATTCCTCCTAATATCAGCAACAGATACGCTAGTTTTGGCGCCGACGGCATAGTTACAATTAAAGTAACCGCGGTAGGAACACAAGGCGCATTTAATATCATTGGATCAACTACCGGTAATGAAATCTCACCTGGACAAACTGGTGCAATGGTGCATGTGACAGGGCAACTGGCAGACCCATGTCGTGTATATTTTGACGGCAACGACAATTATGTTTCTCTAGTGGCTCGTCGCTGGAATGGCAATGTGGCAGTGCCTACACAGGTGCTAGCAGGTGAAGATGTGCTACGCATTAATTCCACTGCAACTACCGATGCCGGCCTAGGTAATGTGGGCATGGCCCAAATTCGCATGACAGCCCTGGAAAATCAAACCACCACAGCACAAGGCAGTTCAATAACATTTACAGTTACTCCTGTCGGTAGCCCAGCCAGTGCCCGTGTTGATGTGGCCAATGTTACTGTAGCCAATGGTGTATGGGCAACCAAATTTACCTCAAGTGGAACAGTCAGTGCCACCGGCAACATCACAGGTGGCAATGTTAGTGGAACTAATTTAACTGGAACATTACTAACAGCAAGTCAACCAAATATTACAGCAGTTGGCACCTTGTCTAGCCTAGGAGTTACAGCCAACATAACCGGCGGCAATATCCTAACAGCCGGCATAGTTAGTTCAACAGGCAATGCTACCTATGGTAATATTTTAACAGGTGGTATAATAAGTGCCACAGGCAATGCAAGTGCGGGCAACCTAAACATAGCCACTAGTGGAACTATAACAACTCCAAGAATAGTGTATAACGATGGCGGTATTAGAACACTCACTGGCAATACCGCAGTTACCTTAGATTTCGCTACAGACAGTATGGTAAGTTTGACCAACCCAACTAATACAGTTACCATTACACTTCAAAACTATGTTGCTGGTGCTATTGTTAAATTTATTTACTCTAGTGCCACGGCAAGAACTATCAACATGGGTGTTGCGGCCGCAGTAAATTCTACAACTGGGGCAACTAGTATTACTACCGGCGGCGGCGGCATAGGTGCCAACCAAAGTGTTATTCTAACCTACTATTGTGTAGGCGGCACAGCGGGCACTACCTATGTATCGGCTAGCTACACCTAACCACACTATAAATAATTTTAAAGGAAATAAAATGAAACAACTAATATTAGTATTACTTGCTACACCGTTAATTGCTCTAGCACAGATCAACGCCCAATGTCCTCAATTCACAGTGAACGGAACACCCGAATACCAAGCTGGTCCAGGCGATCAAGAAATTTGCCACATGAATTACGCTGTAATCCATCGCTGTAGTGTCAAGGCTCCAGTAGCAGTATTCGAGCATTTAACAGTGGCCGCAATGACCGGTCCTGCAAAAAGAAAAGATAACTTCCACCCAGACTTTAGTGTTACACCTGCTTGTTCAGCAAGCCTAGCCGACTATGCCGTCGTTGGCAAGACACACGATCGCGGACACATGGCTCCAGCAGGTAACAACACACAAAGCGATGCGATCATGAGCGAGAGTTTTAACTTGAGTAATATGGTTCCACAAGTGGCTAATAACAATCGTGGTATTTGGAAGCAGTTAGAAACATTTGAGCGTCAATGGGCCATGGCTCCGGGCACAGATTTTTACATTATTTCTGGTGGTATCTTTGATCCAGGACATCCTGTAATCGGCAACGGTCTGGGTATTCCAACCCGCTTGTACAAGATTGTGATTGAAAAGAACAGCCGTAAAGTCGAAGCATGGTTAATGCCAAACACAGCATTACCAGTAGCCGACTTGCCTAAATATCAAACCACAATGACTGTTATCGAACAGGCAACCGGAATGCAGTTTAATTTAGGCAAGTAATACCAATAGTCATAAATTACAGTATGAACACAACCTATTGTGCAACCCAACCCCTGGGTCAGCACAACCATCATTTCGACGATCTCAACACATGGCCTTAGACGAATCCAATCTAATCAAGGCGCCGTATCGTCGTCAGCACTGGTCTGATGCACAACTAGAAGAATTTATGCGGTGTGCCGATCCTGTGACCGGTCCAGAATATTTCATGGACAACTTTTTCCATATACAACATCCTACCAAGGGAAAAATGTTGTATCATCCATTTGACTATCAAAAAAGACTGATCCATACTTACCACAACTATAGATTCAGTATCAGCATGATGCCGCGACAAACTGGTAAAGCCCTAGATGTAAACACTCCTATACTGACACCAGATGGCTTTGTTAAACTTGGAAATATATCTGTGGGTGACACTATATATGGCCAAGACGGAAAACAAACACAAGTGGTCAATATCACAGATGAAATGACCAATCACTTGTGTTACAAAATAACTTTTGACAATGGAGACACTCTAATTGCAGACGCCGATCATCTGTGGCAACTGAGTTGCAGCAATTGGCGTGTTAGTCATAAAGTAATGACCACTGAACAAATAATTCCATATTTGGATAAATCAAACCGTCCATATATTGTTTTGCAAAATAGCCTGGACTGCGATGAAAAATCTCTACCCATTGACCCTTATTTGTATGGAGTATGGCTCGGAGATGGCGGAAAGAATGACAATCGAATCACATGCCATGTCGACGATTTGCAGAATTACATTGATCAAAACATACTAGACAAAGTTTGCAATTTTTCTTTAAAGTTTCCAACAATACGAGTATTCAATTCTAAATTAACAACTGCACAACTCCGACAGTTAAACTTATACAAAAACAAACATATTCGTTCCGAATACATAACAGCATCGTTTCAGCAGAGATTAAGTTTAGTGCAAGGTTTAATGGATACCGACGGATCTCTAGACAAACGCAATGGTCGTTGTGAATTTTATCAAAAAAATCAAGAATTAACTGATCAATTTAGAATCTTATTGAGTACGTTGGGTATCAAAAGCCGAAAATCATTTAAGATATTTAACGGCCAGACATACTACACAGTGTCATTTGTGACTGACTTATCGGTGTTTAGACTACCCAGAAAAAAACAAGCACAGGGAAAAATAAATCATCCCAAAAACAGAAGATTGTACATCAACAAAATAGAATTAGTGGAATCTAGGCCGGTCCGGTGCTTGCAAGTGAATAATCAAGACCACTTGTTTCTAGCAGGAACAAGTTTGATACCCACCCACAATTCAACATCGGCTGCTGGATACTTGCTGTGGATGGCCATGTTCCACCCAGATTCAACAATCTTAATTGCCGCACACAAATACACTGGCTCACAGGAGATCATGCAACGCATACGTTATGCCTATGAATTGTGCCCGGATCATATCCGAGCCGGGGTAACCAGTTACAACAAAGGTAACTTGGACTTTGAAAACGGAAGTAGAATAGTGTCAACCACAACAACGGAAAACACCGGACGTGGTATGAGTATATCTTTGCTGTATTGCCTTGATGGCGATACTACCTGGGTGCGAATTAGAAACAAGCACACACTGGTTGAAGAAGACATCACATTAAAAGACTTGTATGTAAAACTGTATGATCCTGCTAAAATTATCGTGTGACGAGTTTGCATTTGTATAAATACTTTATGAAATCAAAAATTCAAACATTCGTAAAAAGAAATCAAAAACGAAATGCATATCTATATGTTGACGGGTTGGTCCAAGGACACGACTACGTAATTTGCCCAATCAGCGGTGAACGATTGAGTATGATAAAAGACAATTACATTACCAATGTACTGGGCATGAGGGTCAAAGATTACCCGGATGTTCAACGAATCTGCAACAAACGAGTAGAAAATATCAAAAGTGGTCTACAACAGATTGATTCAAACACCGGGCTTACTCGATACGAACTTGGACAAACCAAAGCACGAAATATATTGGCTCAAGTGGACGAGTCCGGACAATCTGGATATGATCGCAAAGGTAAAAAAACTCGTGCCACACATCTTAGCCGTATAGATGAGCTTGGCAGAAATGGGTATAGAAGGCAGGCTGATTTTAGACTTACTACCGTCTTGCCAAATGGCTTAACCGTTGAGCAAAATGCACATAATAAGCAAAAAGAAACTCTTATCAAGAATAATAAAACAGGTTCTGGTGGTGCAAGTAAACTTTCCAAAAAAATATTAGCGCCGTTGATTGAACTATTAACTGATAACGATATTAAATTTTATTTTGATCAGAGTGAATTTGGGATTAAAGATCAAGAAAACGGAAATTATTATTTTTGGGATTTAACAGTGCCCAGTTTAAAACTAGCAGTCGAATATCAATCCCTGGCGTGGCATGCCGATCCTTGTTTGTCAGAGGACGAATGGAACAATTGGAAGACTCCTTGAGGAAAATTAAAAAAAGCTCACGAGGTCTTAACCTACGATTATAACAAAGCTAGATCATTATATAAATATCGAGGATTCGTAACTTATTATGTTTGGCAAAAAACTCAAAATCAAGATGTCAAGGACTTACTATGTTTGCTGAAAACACTGAATACGAAATCTTAACACCTGCAGGGTGGAAGGATTTTAGAGGTATAACCTCAGTTGATAAAAAAATAACTTACAAGTTAACTTTAGAAACCCTATCAACAGTCTCGGCAACCGCCGGGCATTTCTTTTTTATCAATAATAAAAAAATAAAATTACAGGAATTAAAAATTGGGGATTGTATAGATACTACCAATGGACCGGTTAAAATTATCAATATTGAAGAAAACCAATCGTCTACCGTATTTGATATAGTCGAAGTTGATGAAGAACTTCATAGATTTATTGTAAACTCTTGTTTTGTAACAAAAAATTGCGATGAATTCGCATTTGTGCGACCTACCATAGCCAAAGAATTCTGGACATCCATAAGCCCTACTTTATCCACTGGTGGTAAGGCAATTATTACCAGTACACCAAACAGTGACGAAGATCAGTTTGCCCTACTCTGGAAAGGAGCCAACCGGTGTGAAGATGCGTATGGCAACCCCACAGAAATGGGCGTGAACGGATTTAGAGCATATCGCAGTTACTGGAACGAACATCCAGATAGAGATGAACGTTGGGCCTCTGAACAACGAGCACAGCTGGGTGATGATCGTTTCCGTCGTGAAATGGGTTGCGAATTTATTTTAGCCGATGAATCTTTAATTGCTCCAGCCAAATTGATAGAACTAGTGGGAATTGAGCCAGTGAATAGAACAGGTCAAGTTCGGTGGTTTCAAACTCCAAGGGCTGGAAGAATATATGTGGTGGCCTTGGATCCCAGTCTTGGAACTGGCGGTGACAATGCTGCCATACAGGTATTTGAGGCTAACACCACAGAACAGATTGCTGAATGGAAACATAACAGGACCACAATTCCAGAACAGATTAAAATCCTAGCAGAGATATGTAAGTACATCAACTCTTTTGTAAAAGCTCCAGACAATATTTACTACAGTGTAGAAAATAATACCATTGGTGAGGCTGCTCTTATTTCTATTGAACAATACGGCGAAGAAAACATACAAGGATACTTTCTCAGCGAAAGCGGAAAAAATAACGGGAGAAGATATCGCAGAGGATTTAATACAACTACTAAAAGTAAAATCACAGCCTGCTCAAAATTAAAAACTCTCATTGAAAAAGATAAAATGAAAATACGATCGTCAGCACTCATTGGCGAATTAAAAACTTTTGTGGCACATGGTGTATCCTATGCAGCCAAACCTGGAGAAAATGATGATTTAGTAATGGCGACCATTTTGGCAGTATGTATGATGCAACTTTTACAAAATTACCACACAGAAATGGATACGCAAATGAGAGATCACGGAGATATTGTGATTCCACCAATGCCGTTCATATCAATGATGCACTAAATACAAGACCATGGCAAAAGAAACTACTGAAAAAAAACTTTACGATCTACTAGCAACTAGAGATTATGACAACTTCCAGGCCCTAGACAGTCGCACAGGAAAAACACCTGTTGACCCAGAAACTGGTGCACAAGACATCAGTCGGGCTGACATGTTTACCTTTGATTGGAGCAGTAGCCGTGGTAAAAATTACGGAACAGCAGTCATACTGCTTACTCCCGAACACGAACTAGAACTGTACTTTGGTGACAATCTAGGCAAAACCATAGAAGATCCTGCGGACAAAGACGAGTGGTTTGCGTTCATGGAACAGCTAAGACACTTTGCCACACGTACAAACTTCAACGGATTTAGACCCCTAAACATCAACCAATTACGACATAGCCTACAAGGACAGGCTGCCATCCGAGAAGGCTTGTTTGAAAGCTGGCAAGGTCGTCGAAACATGAGCTGGAGTGCCGGTCCTACCGAAGCTAGACTCATGATCCGGCACAAACGCAATCTTGACGAAGGAGATGCACGACATCTCTACATTGAAAGTTTGTTTATTGAAACTGTAGAAGGTGAGCGTTACAAATTACCATTTGCCAAATTAGCTGGTGGCCGTGCCATGCTAGAACATGTGCGCCAAGGTGGTAGACCTTACGACATTCGTGGGCAACACATTGTGGACATAGTAGAAGAACTCAATGTACTGGGTCGCTTTGAACGTAGCGTGTCCCGTGAAACCATCTTGGAAGGCGATACAGCTCAGTTAGTAACAGAAGCTGCTGTGTATCGTAAAACTCTAAAAGAAAATCTCAAAAAACTGGGTACAGGACGTGGATACGCAGAATATTTTGAATCATGGAATCCAGTGGATCTCTCTGAACAGGATGTGGTGATTGAAAGTTTAAAACACATGTTTGTCAAACAGACATTAGATGCAAGAATTGAGCAGGCACTACCTTTGCTGGCTCGCATACAACAACAAGGAAACGCTATGAAAGAAGCCACGATATTTGAAGCCTGGGCCAATCGCCTGGTAGAAGGAACCTGGAGCACTCCAGATACTCCTGAAGCACAACAAAAACTACTAGACTTTATGAGTCGGGAACAACCGGTTGGTGCTGATGCCACTGATGCCACAGGGCAACTGTATGATTTGCTGGGCGACGACAAACTGTTTGATCAGTTGGCGGTTTTGGCCGAATCGGATCCTAACGCTGACTGCCGTCAACTGGTGCGGGATCGCATGCAAGAACTCAGCGACAATCCTGATGTACGTGAGGTGCTTGAAAAATTAAACATTGATGCTGACGTCACAATGAATCCGCCAGAAAGTTTACCAGCTGACCTGGATGATGAACAAGAACAAGATGTAGCAGAAGGAGACGTAGAAGATTTCTTAAATGCCGGTGGTAAAATCACTCATGTTAAACCACAACGCGGTCCACGTAGACCTGGCTTGGGATTGGCCAGCAAACACATCGGTGGCGGTGGTGATAGAATGAAACCCAGCCGCACAGGCCGCGGTGCCAACACACAAGGCAAACCGGTTGTGGCAGTGGAAGGCTCTAAACGACTTCCTGACATTCGTCAATTTGATAAAACAGTTTTGGATAAACAATTTGGCGGATCCATGGTTAAGATGGCTCAAGCTCTTAAGGACGCTGGATTTAGCCCTGAACGAATTTTACAAAAAATTAGCGATTTTAAACAAGGCGTGGCCGAAGATGCAGTTGAGTCTTTACGCAGAGCCGCTGGATTAACAGAAAATGTCCTACGTGATTCAACTGGAAGCACCCTGGATCATATTGCTGACAAATACAAACGTGACATCAAGGACTTTGAAGCCACAGGTAATCTCAGTGATGATTTGTTTGACGCACTATACGATTATTACCAAGATGACATGCCATACGGTGTACAAAAGGCTCGCTCAGGTGATCCACACGAATGGATCGCAGATAGAATCACTCAAGATTTAGGCCTAGAATCAACCAGCCTAAGTCCATGGGAACAGTTTAAACTACGCAACAATGCGGCCCGTGCCGAAGCCGGTATGGAACCAAATCCAGACTTCCAAGAAGAACGTGATCCACACAGTGTAGATGGTGGCATGGACAATGACTTGTTACAGGACAACGCAGCCGGACGTGTGGCAGGATCCGTGGCCGGAGCAGAACTGGGCCCGATTGGATCAGTCATTGGCGGAGCCATTGGTGATGAACTCACTGATGAATCCACCTGCAACATGAGCGAAGCCGGCGAATCATGCCCGGTACATGGTATGGAAGAATGCTGGTCCAGTTCCATGCCTGTGACCAATGAAGAAGGATTTGGACTCAACCCAACTCCGGTTGCCATGGAAGAACGATCACCCTTGGCCGGCATCTACGGTCACTCAGGCAAGATGACGGAAGTAGGCAAAGACACCAGTTGGTTGGATCGATTGAAAGAGTTGGCTGGCATGGCTAGATCATAAATACTCTTGTAACAAAATCAAGCGCATGTTACAATAACACATGCGCTTGGCAGGCACCGAAGTAAACAGGCAACCGAGATAGGCAACAACAAATGAAACCGTATACATACCTTATTAGATGGACCTGGCTAAACATTAGCTACTATGGCGTTAGATACGCTCAAGATTGCAACCCAAGCGATCTATGGAATCCATACAAAACCTCATCCAAACACGTAGCAAAATTTATTGCTGATCACGGCGAACCCGACGTTATCCAAGTGCGTAAAACATTTATTGAAGTTCCTGTGGCTCAAGACTGGGAGCACCGTGTATTAAAACGGATGAAAGCAGTTAATAGCAACAAATGGCTAAACAAAACAGATAACAGATCTATTGCTCCTCGATATGGAGAAGATCATCCAATGGCTAAGCCAGAAAATAAAGCAAAGATAGCTGGTGATAACCATCCTCAAAAGAAACTAGAGGCGAGAGAACGTGTGAGACAGCGTATGTTAGCATTAGGCGATGCACACTGGTGGAAAGATCCAGAATTTATTGCCCGCAGAGTAGCAGATCATAGTGGCGATAACCATCACATGAAACGCCCGGAAGTAGTAGAAAAAGTATCTGGTAAAAATAACTGGATATACCAAAAGTCTGGTGCGTTAGAAGAACGCAGTCAGAGATTTATTGAAATGAATAAAGCCCGTAAAGGCACACACTACCGTAGAGTAGATTGTAAACATTGCGGCAAAGATTACTCATCTGTCCAAATCAAACAGCACGAAAAGCGATGTGAAACGAATTTTGCCAGATCAGTAGTAAACACAGACTTAGATGTGTATAATAACTAAGCAAGCAAAAAAACATCTAGTAACATAGATAGGCAACTTAAACTTAAAAACAGAAAGGCATCACAATATTATGGCTAGCTTACAAGAAATCCGAGCACGTCTCGCAGCAGCAGAAAACAAACCTGGTACTGGTGGATCCGGCGGCGGAGATGGATCAATTTATCCTCATTGGAATATGTCAGAAGGTGAAAGCGCCACCTTACGCTTCCTACCCGACGGTAACACTAAAAACACATTCTTTTGGGCCGAACGCCAAATGATTCGTTTGCCATTTAATGGCGTCAAAGGTGAAATGGATTCAAAACAAGTGTACGTACAAGTACCTTGTATGGAAATCTGGCAAGACACTTGCCCGGTGCTGACAGAAGTACGCACATGGTTCAAGGACAAGAGCCTGGAAGAAATGGGTCGTAAATATTGGAAAAAGCGTAGTTACATTTTCCAAGGCTTTGTGCGTGACAATCCCTTGACCGATGACAAAACACCAGCCAACCCAATTCGTAGATTTATTATCGGACCTCAGATCTTTGCCATTATCAAAGGTGCCTTGATGGATCCAGAATTGGAAGAATTGCCAACAGATTTATTACGTGGCTTGAACTTTACTGTTAGTAAAACAGCCAAGGGTGGATTTGCTGACTATAATACCAGCAAGTGGGCCCGTAAGGAATCAGCATTAACTGAAGCTGAACAAGCGGCCATTGCCGAACACGGCTTGTACGATCTTGGTTCATTCTTGCCCAAGAAGCCCACCGATGTCGAAATCAAAATTATCAAAGAAATGTTTGAAGCATCAGTGGATGGTCAGAGTTACGATGCCGAACGTTGGGGCGCATATTTCCGCCCAGCAGGTGTATCTGCTCCAGCAGGTGCCGCCGCAGCAGTGGATGAAGATACTGTAACACCAGCAGTGGTTAAACCAACACCGGCAGTGACCGGTGACTTTGAAGATGACGAACCAGCAGTGGCCACAGCACCAGTTGCCGCAAAAGCACCTACTGGTAATACCCAAGATATCTTGGCCATGATCCGAGCACGTCAAAAACAGTAATCAATGCTGTCGTATTTAGATCGTATTGTATTTCCAGACCGCTGTGAGGTAATTGAAGTTATACCCTCACAGCGGTATGTCTATCCCATTTTTAAAAATGGTAGTTCCAGTTTGTATCATGGATCTCGGAAATACAAATGGCGTATACGTATCAATGAACAGATAAAACATATCAACAACATTGATATAATCATACGAGAACCACAAGATCGATTGATCTCTGGTGTCAATACATTTATTCAACATACCTTAAGAGATTACCCCGAACTTGATCGTAACACAGTAGAGTGGTTTTCTTTAAATTATTTGTATCTTAATCGACACTATTGCCCACAGTTTTTTTGGTTAGTTAATTTGGCCAGATATATTTCTCAGGACTGTCGTTTAAATTTTTTATCTATGCAATCGGTTGATGAAATTGCCACAAACAATAAAAAACCCGAAGGGGTTGTGCCACCCGATGCTGAGTTGATCGAACGGGTCGGGCAAATAAAAAATATTGAAATGTATCAACGAATAGAAAATATCATATATGAATGCATTGGAAAATCTATGACATTCAATCAACTAATTGCGCACATCAAACAGTTAGATAGTAGTGCATATGACTACGTAGTTGGTCATGCTCAAAAGATTTTAACTCCATGTATTGCCCTAGACTAGATCACTTTGTGCGTTTTAATTCCGCTGGCACTGTTAGCCGTTGTGGTCACATGGTCTCACCTCCTGAATTTAATTCTCTGGAACAAATGAACAATAGCCGGTGGCTAACAGAAATTAAAAATCAATTTGCTCAGGGTACCTGGCCGGCCGAATGTGTTAGATGCCAGGAAGTTGAAGCAGAAGGTCCCAGCAGTATACGAATATACGCATTAGCACTCGACGAATTAGAAACCCAGCAAGATTACTTACAAGTAGGCGGAGTACTAGATAATATATGTAATGCTGCTTGTCAAACTTGTAATCCTGGATGTAGCACACGCATTGGTGCCTTGTCTGGCAAAACATTCACCATAGTAGACAACAGTGCCGGTTATTGGAGCCTACCACAAGACCGTATCAGGCACCTGGACATTAATGGTGGTGAACCGAGCTACAGCAAAAACTACAAACGCATCTTGTCCAACTTGCCACCCAATTTAAAAACACTCAGACTCAATACCAACTGTAATATAGTGTTAGAGGAACTAATTGCCATTGCCGAGAGCGGAGTTGAAGTAACCGTTACAGTTAGTTGTGATGGCATTGGTGCTGTTCATGAGTTTATGCGTTGGCCGATTACTTGGGAAACCTTTTATACAAATCTAATGCGGTATAAGATCATGCCGATACAGTTGAATCTATGGACCACGGTTAGCATATTGAATGTAGACGATCTGCCCAATATACAGGCCTTTGCACAAGAACATAGCATTGATCACGGATGGGCATATCTTAAACATCCGGCTGTGTTAGATGTTAATAATCAAGACCGTGAGGCAGTAGAGACATACATACGCCAACAGAAACAACTGAGGAACATTGAATGAAAATTGCAATCACTGGACACACCGCCGGTATCGGCCAGGCCTTGGCAGAAGAATATCGCTTAGACGGACATGAGGTAGTGGGTCTTAGCCAACGCGAAGGCAACAACATACGCAATACACCCAAAATATGTGATCAGATTGAGCCGTGCGACGTATTTGTCAACAATGCTCAAGTCGGATATGCACAGACAGAACTCTTGTTTGAAATGGTCAAACGATGGGGTGGAACTGGTAAACGCATCATAGTGATCAGTACTCAAATGACTCAGGAGCCAATAGCGTTTGATGAATCGTTAGACCAATATAGAATTCAGAAATTGGCCCTAGAACAAACAGTACAACAACTGCGCAATCGCCGACTTAGTGTACGCATTACTCTAGTCAGACCTGGCAACATAGCCACCAGCCCAGACAAGACTGTACCGCCTGCTGCCGACACAGCTAACTGGGCCAGAACTTTACTAGATCTTTGGGATATGGCCGAGCGTAATAATCTGTGTATCCCGGATATATCGTTAGGACCAGCATGACCCCCAAGGACATGCTGACCAACCCTTATTTTTGTCCCATGCCCTGGAATGGACTTATGTACAATTTTGACGGTCAGGTAAAAAATTGCATACGCAGTGATCCTTCTACTGGGGCTTTGGGTAATATCAAGGATCACCCTATTGAAGAAATATTGCTAGGCAATATCAATGTGACTAAACAACAAAACATTGTAAATCAATCCCCGGCTGCCGGGTGTCATACCTGTTATGATTTAGAACGAGGCAAGCAAGGATTTGATATCATCAGTGACAGAGTTTTTTATCTCAAAGAGTTTAAAAAAAATAATCTAGATCTATATCAACCTGGCCAACACGAGTTACAGGCTATTGATGTACGTTGGACCAATACCTGTAATTTTGCCTGTAGCTATTGTGGCCCAGAATTCAGCAGTAAATGGGCCGATGAATTGGGCGTAGTCATATCACAACCTACAGAACAACAACAAGAGGATTTTAAAAATTACATCTATCAACATGCTTACAAATTAAAACATGTGTACCTGGCAGGTGGCGAGCCTTTGTTAATGAAGCAGAATCTTGAACTCCTGGCAAAATTAAATCCCGATGTTAATCTCAGGATAAACACTAACCTTAGCAAGGTTGATACCGGTGTGTTTAATGCTGTGTGTGGTTTTAAAAATGTACATTGGACTGTAAGTGTAGAGACTATCGAGGAAGAATTTGAGTACATTAGATTTGGCGGTTGCTGGCAAGATTTTTTGGATAATCTAAACGCCATTAGAAAATTAGATCACAAGATCAGTTTTAATATGTTATGGTTTCTACTGAATTACGATAGCGTGTTTGGATGTGTTGATTACCTAAAGGGATTGGGTTTCCATAACAACAGTTTTGTAATTGGTGCATTAATAAGTCCAGACCACCTAAACATTAGACATTTACCAGACGATGTGTTAAACTTATTAAAGACCAAGTTGGAATTACGTATTGCTGAACAACCTGGATATTTGTTAGAAGACAGTTACCGAAACATGTTATACTACATAGAACAACCAATTGAAAAAAATTTACCAAGATCGTTTAAAAAATTATCTGCAATGGATTTGAGGCGTGGAGTAGACAGCAGTGAGATTTTTACAGAATTATATAAATTTAAAGAAGGAAAGTAATCATGGCAAAACCATTTGACGTAAGCAAGTTCCGCAAGGACATTACCAAGAGTATTGACGGACTCAGCATTGGGTTTAACGATCCCACAGACTGGGTTAGTACAGGCAACTTTGCCTTAAATTATCTTATTAGTGGAGACTTTAATCGAGGTATTCCGCTGGGTAAGATTACAGTATTTGCCGGCGAATCGGGTGCAGGTAAAAGTTATATCTGTTCCGGTAACATTGTTAAAAATGCACAGGAGCAAGGTATTTTTGTTATTTTAGTCGACACAGAAAATGCACTTGACGAATCTTGGTTACACGCTCTTGGAGTGGACACAAGCCCAGAAAAATTACTTAAACTAAACATGAGCATGATTGATGACGTGGCCAAAGCCATTTCAACATTTATGATTGATTATAAAGCGTTACCTGACGGTGAGCGTATGAAAGTATTATGGGTTATTGACAGTTTGGGCATGCTATTAACGCCAACTGATGTAAATCAATTTGAAGCAGGAGACATGAAAGGTGACATGGGTCGTAAACCCAAGGCGCTCACAGCATTGGTTCGCAACAGTGTCAATATGTTTGGTGGATACAACGTTGGACTGGTTGCTACTAACCATACATACGCAAGTCAAGACATGTTTGATCCAGATGACAAGATCTCGGGTGGACAAGGATTTATCTATGCGTCAAGTATTGTGGTTGCTATGAAAAAAATGAAACTCAAAGAAGACGAAGACGGCAACAAGATTAGCGAAGTTATGGGCATTCGAGCTGGCTGTAAAGTAATGAAAACTCGCTATGCCAAGCCGTTTGAAGGCATGCAGGTAAAAATTCCATACGAAACAGGTATGAATCCTTACTCAGGATTAACTGACCTGGCTGAGAAAAAAGGTCTCTTAAAGAAAGACGGAAACAGACTGATGTTTGTAACCAGTGATGGTGAAATTATCAAACAGTTCCGCAAGGCATGGGAATCAAACGAAGAAGGGTGTCTTGATAAAGTCATGCAAGATTTTGCAAATCAACGAGAAACGGTAAGTACTGAAGAAACTGCAACGGAGGAATAACAATGAGTGTTGAATTAAGTAGAGAAATCTGGAATGAATTAAAACGATATGTTAATACTGTGGATCGTGACGAAGCCGCTGCTACTTTGGTAGCAGTGTTGATTGACAATGATGCAGACGCGGATGAAATCAAAGCTGTGTTCAAAACCGAACCTGATATCAAACGTGCATTAACCAGTTATCTTAAAGATCACGAAGAAGAGGAAGATGACGACGATTATCTTCATGACGAAGAAGAAGATGACTACTAAGTTTTATTGCAGTCAAAAGTTTACGTGGTTGAGCGTTGATTTTGAAAAAAGATTAACCTATTCATGTTGTTCGGCGGTTCCTACTAAAATTGATTTATCCTGGATTAAAAAAAATCCAGGAAAACTTTTTAATACACCACAGTTACACCAAGAACGCCAATCAATGCTTGATGATATTCCTGTTGATAGTTGTAAAATTGCCTGCTGGACGCCCGAGCAACAAGGCTTGGTAAGCCGTCGCAATTTATGTCAAAGCGATATTAAAACACATGACACCATGGAGTCTCGGCCCAATGTATTAAATATTATATTAGGATCTGATTGTAATTTAACTTGTTCATATTGCGACAAACAATATAGCATGTCATGGTTACGAGATATCAAAGACCATGGTGGATATCTTGACATTCCTAAATTCAAGCTAACACCGATGGATCTGATAAAATTAAATGTCAGTCAGAAAGAGCAAGAAGAAACAGATGGATTTAAAACATTAATTAAAGAAATTAATTTATTTAAAAATATAGATAAAAAAATTATAATAACTGGAGGTGAGCCTTTTTTATATAACAATTTACCAAATTTATTAAACAATTTACCAGAGTCACCATTGGTTGAATTTTACACAGGGTTGGGTGTTAACAATAAAAGACTAAAAAATCAACTTGACAAAATTTCTAACATTAAAAACTTAAACATAACTGTCAGCGCAGAAAACATTGATAAGTCGCATGAGTTTAATAGATACGGTAATAGCCACAGTGAGTTTTGTAAAAATGTCGATCTTTTACAAAAATATGGGTTTAATGTTAAGTTTAGTTCAGTTGTAAGTAATTTGACTGTTTTTGGATTAGTTGATTTTGTAAATCATTATGGTAACGAAAACATAGGCTATCAATTTTGTGTTGATCCAAATTTTTTGAGAGTTAACGTGATTGACCCTTATAGTCTGGACAACATAATTCCTGTGATTGAATCAAGTGACATTTCAATTAAAGAAGAAATTTTAAAAAATTTACAAATTCCAAGTACAAAAGAACAACAACAACAATGTTCAATTTTTCTTAAAGAATTTGCTCGTAGACGCAATTTAAGTCTTGATATTTTCCCTCAAACTATGTTACAATGGTTGAATATATAAAGGATAACCACAATGTGGTATAGTCGAGTTGTTGCTGATCTAGGTAATATTCCTGATTTTATAAATTACTACGAACAGGAATTGGTAGAGGCCAAGCATGAATGTCGAGTAGGTGGGTTAGTCGAAAAAAATATTACTAATCTGCCTGGCATCACCGAACATAGATTCAATCAATTGCAAGAGATTGAAGCAGTATTAAACTATCTCAACATACAGTTGAGAAAAATCCGCCGCCGACACTTTCAAAAATATCTTGAAGGATATGCTCGTGCTTTGACCAGTAGAGATGCCGAAAAGTATGTGGATGGTGAAGACGAAGTCGTCGACTTTGAAACCTTGATCAACGAAGTGGCCTTATTACGCAACAAATTTTTAGGCATCATCAAGGCATTTGAAAGTAAAAATTTCATGCTGGGGCATGTGGTACGCCTTAGAGCTGCTGGTATGGAAGATATACAGGTGTGATCGTTTCAAACCTACGCACAGGACACAAATGACAAAAACAGAACGACCTTGGGGATATTATCGTGTGCTACACGAAGTAGCCGGTACAAAAGTTAAAGAACTCACAGTGATGCCGGGCAAAAGCCTCAGCATGCAACGACATTTCAAGCGAGCAGAACACTGGCATGTGTCGGAAGGTCGATGTGTAGTTGATTTTGGTGATGGCGAGCAAGAACGAGAACTACACGAATTTCAACACATACCGGTGGGTACTTGGCATCAATTGACCAATCCTTTTGATAAACCCTGTCACATTGTGGAAATACAATACGGTGAAGATTGTGCAGAAGAAGATATCGAAAGACGGCCCTGACCACAGTTTTTATAGGCACAACACAGTTGGGTTCAGTGTATACGCAAAAAGTATAATGTAAAAATAATATCCAGCATAAATATGTAATCGGAGAATATGATATGACTAATAGAACATTGCAATTTTTAGGCCTTGCATACGGCAATAGCGCCGTGACTGTTACAGCAACTATTGACAATGTTGTTGTATACAACAACACAGTAGCTACATTAAATGAACCATTGGTGAATGACGGCACCCAATGGACCACCACTAACCAGTTATTTGCTGTGGAAAATAGCAATCAATTTCCAACTGATTTTGCTGGAGCACGAACTATGTCAGTGTCGGTCACTGGCGGAGAAGGCATTATTTTAACCAGTGTTCTTTGCAATTACATGGACAACGATTTTGTAGTTGATCAAACATCTACAATGTTGGATGCTGCAATAAACGGAACAACACTTACAATTGGATCAGTAAGTTCTGGCCGGGTACTTGGAGGTCAGGTACTAACGGGTTCTACCATTATGCCTGGAACTTATATTGTTTCTGGTAGTGACCTAACCTGGATTGTAAATAACAGTCAATCAGTTCTTCCTACAACAATTACCGGAACTCACTATACATTTACACCCGGCAATGCAACTGGATTTGTTAAATGTTACTATAGCAAACCTATTAACAGTGAAGGAACACCAGATTGTCGCAGTAGTGTGGTTATAGATGGAGTTGTTCAAGTACCGCCCAATCCGCCATCCTTTGGCGTATGGTCTTGGCCGGTTTATAACGGAAGCACACTGACATGCAATCTCAATGTTAGTGTGGGAAATGTAGCATAAACCGGTAAACACTAAAACTTTAAAACCCTGCTCAGCCAGGGTTTTTTTATGGTTGACCACAAATGCATTTTAGGCTATAATAGTATTATGAAATTAGGTGCTGTAGCCCTTGTATTTACGGAGTGTTGTTTTTGTGCAACATAAAAAAACCGTAAAATACAGTGGTTGACTCGAAATGTGCCATTTGTTATAATATTAGTATAGTAATTAAATAGGAGCTGAAATATGAGTAAGATCAATATTAAAAACGGAATATACCGTAATCAACCAGTGAAAGATGTGGCCTTTACACTAGTAAAAGGTTTACAAACTGGCGCCCGAGGCAGTTTTGTAACAGTGGACAGTGATGGTTACTTTGGTCCAGATTTTGATGTAGTTCGCATCAAAGTTGACACGATCGAAGATGTAGAATTTGTAGGTGGAGACACAGCAACAGCCGTTCCAGTAGTCAAAACCGTTGCTCCAACAGAAACTGACGACGAAGTGATGGCTCGTATTGGTGAGCGTTTTGATATTTTAGATCAAATGACCAAAGCCACCATTGCCGGCGACGTCCGTGCCATGATCGTAGTTGGGCCTCCTGGAGTTGGCAAAAGTTACGGTGTGGAAAAACAATTAGAACTGTCGGGTTTGTTTGACAAGTTGGCTGGACGTAGAATCAAGTACGAAATTATCAAAGGTGCCATGACTCCAATTGGATTATACTGTACCTTGTTCAAGAATTCAGATCCGTGTAATGTGCTGGTATTCGATGACTGTGATAGTGTATTCCAAGATGACTTGAGTTTGAACATTCTCAAGGCGGCCCTGGATTCTGGCAAGAAGCGTAGAATTTACTGGAATAGTGATAGTCATATGCTGACACGTGAAGGTGTTCCAGATAATTTTGACTTCAAGGGTGCTTGTATCTTTATCACCAACTTGCAGTTCCAAAACATCAAGAGCAAGAAATTGCAAGACCACCTGGAAGCACTACAGAGTCGTTGCCATTTTTTAGATCTTACACTTAATACACAACGTGATAGATTCTTGCGTATTAAACAGATCTTCCGCAAGGGCGAACTGTTCCGTGATTATGATTTTACCGCTGAACAAGGCGACGAAATTATTGCATACATGGATGAAAACAAAGATCGCTTGCGTGAAATGAGTTTACGTATGGCACTCAAGATCGCAGACTTGACCAAGGTCAGTGCCACCAACTGGAAGTCATTGGCAGTAAGCACTTGTATGAAGAATTCGTAACAGTAGCTCCTGGGTTGACTCACAATCAACCCATTTTACACAGGCCTTTTGGGGCCTGTCTTTTTATCTATTTTTATTAAGTTTTTTATGTGACTCGCTTATTTTTAATCGTGTTTCAGGAGAAAGGCTCGTGCCCAGTCTGGCTATTCTTACTTTTTCGCCGTGTCCGTTAGGTTTTGGTTTTCTCATCCGTAGTTTAGTTTCTTCAGATTTAGATCGACCAGTAGTAGCCTTGCTTATTTTTATTTTTTGTTCTTCGCTCATTGGTTTTCCTTTTTTAGACTCGCTTATTTTTCTCTTAGTTTCTTCGCTGAGCGCACCTCTTTTTTTACCTAAATTATAGGTGTTGCCTTTAAGGAATTGAGAACGAGCTGTTGAAACGGATTTCCGTATAGTTTCGTATTGTTGTCCTGTTAGTTGCCTTTCTTGATTTTTGCTCGATCGTCTGAAAGCATTAAACGCAAAACACATTTTTATTTGAAATGCCCCTGAAGTCATTTTAGTCAGTAAATAGTGACAAAGGAAATGTTCTCTGGCTGTTAATTTAACTAAGTTTTCTTTATTATCATCACCGCCGAGTGATCTTGGAATAATATGATGAGTTTCTGTATAAGTATTAACCAAAATACGGTCTTTGGCATTTGAAACAATATTTTGGTACCAATTAGTATATTTGTTTTTATTAAAGATTGACATTTTCTTTTTTATCCTGTATACTATTTAGTCAAGTTAGAAAAAAGTAACCTATGAAAAAATGTATAATAGAAGTTAAGGACGAAGTTAATTGTCGATTAACTGGACTTGACCTCGACTGTCGTCGTGCGTTAGTTAATGCGTTCAAATATGATGTTCCTGGCGCACGTTATCTTCCAGCAGTCAGACTCGGACGATGGGACGGAAAAATTTCGTATCTACAGTTGGGAGGTAGCACCTATGTAAACCTACTGCCTGAGATCATTCCTATCCTGGAAAAGTTTAACTATGACATTGAACTTGATGACCAAAGAGAGTATGGTACTACATTTGAATTTTCTGAAGTAACAGAAAGTACATTCAGTCATATTGCGTGGGGCAAAGGTCATCCATTGGAAGGCCAACCTATGATCATGCGTGACTACCAAGTAGAAGTTATCAATCGTTTCCTTGAGAATCCACAATGCATACAGGAAATAGCCACGGGTGCGGGCAAGACAGTGATCACAGCCGCATTGAGTAATGCTGTGGCGCCACATGGGCGTACGATTGTCATTGTTCCAAACAAAAGTCTAGTGACACAAACAGAACGAGACTACATCAACATGCAACAGGATGTGGGTGTGTTCTTTGGTGACCGTAAGGAGTGGGGCCGACAACATACCATCTGTACTTGGCAAAGTCTAAATGTCTTGTTAAAAAATACCAAGGCAGGTGTAGGCGACTGCACCATTGGTGAGTTCTTAGAAGGTGTAGTGTTGGTCATGGTGGATGAATGTTTTTCTGGTGATAGTAAGGTATTAACTACCACTGGTTACAAAGCAATTAAAGATATACAACAAGGTGATAAAGTCATTAACTATTCTGAACCTACAAAAGAATTCAAAGTAGATACTGTAATTAAACAACATAAAAATCTTACTAATTCGCACAGTGAAAAAATGTACGAATTAGAATTTGATAATGGTATTAAAATACAAGTTACAGGAAATCATAAATTCTTAACTAATTTAGGCTGGTGTCGAGCAGATGAATTAACTATTAGCCATGAAATAATAAATAAAACATAAATACATATAACTAAAGCAAAGGTATTTATGAAAATACAATATAATAAATGGGCAGAATTGCTGAATACTAGACTGGTAGAACATAACCAATCTATTAGAGTAATTGACTACTCGTGTAATACATTGACATTGTCAAATGGTGAAATATTGCAAGGCAATAAGTTTGAAAAGTTCAAAAAACGAGTTATGAATAAAAAGATTGATTTATGGGTTAAAAATATAGATAAACTTGTAAATGGTACTATCACTGAAACAGAAATAAAATCTAAATTAGCATCAATTGGCGGCAAATCTGTGCAGAAAAAATATGGTAATATCATTAAACAAAATCTTAACACAGGCACGTCGTGGAACGCTGGCACTCGAGGACAAAATATTGGCACATTAGGTCCAAGGTCTCAAACAGTTAAAGATAAAATTAGTAAAAAAAATTCTGGCACAAGTAATGGAATGTATGGCGTTAAAATGTCAGATGAGGCTAAAAAGATTAAATCAGATTTAATGAAGAAAAAAATATTACTTGGGGAATTTACTCCTAATAGTAATAATAGAAATACCCATTGGGGGTCAATGTTCAATGGTAAAAAATATAGATCAAGTTGGGAGGCATTGTATCAGTGTATTAATCAATCTGCCGAACATGAAAAATTAAGAATTGAATATACATTTAATGGAGTTACAAAAATATACATAGTTGATTTTATAGATCATACAAACAAACAACTTATAGAAGTTAAACCAAGAGAATTGTGTAGCGGGGAAAAATTTCAATCAAAAATGTTGGCATTAACCGAATGGGCAAAAACTTACAACTATAAAATAATAATAGTCGACAAACAGTGGTTACAAAGTCAATTATTGGAAATCGATTATACAAAATTTGATGATAATACTGCACAAAAAATAAAGGCTTTATATGAAATTAATAAAAAGAAATGAAATAAGTAAACCACAAGAAGTATATAATTTACATATAGAAAATGATCACAATTATATTGTAGAAGGCGCAGTGGTATCTAATTGCCATATGGCCAAGGCCGACGCATTAAAGACATTACTAACTGGTGTAATGAGTCGTATACCATTACGTTGGGGACTTACCGGAACAGTGCCCAAAGAACCTTACGAATTCCAAGCACTTAAATGTAGTCTAGGGCCAGTTATCAATCAACTCAGTGCCAGCGAACTGCAGGACCGCGGAGTACTGGCACAATGCCATGTGAATGTGGTACAGTTGGTAGATCATGCTGAATTCAGTAACTATCAAAGTGAACTAAAGTTTTTATTAGAAGAGCCAGATAGATTAAAAACCATTGCCGGTTTGATAGCACAGGTCAACGCAACAGGCAATACCTTGGTCCTGGTGGACCGAGTGGCTGCTGGACATGCTTTGGCTGAGCTGTTGGGTGAATCAGCTGTGTTCGTATCAGGTGCAACCAAAGGTACAAAAAGAGATGAAGAATACGCAGAAGTTGCTGATGTGGATGATAAAATATTAGTATGCACCTTCGGCGTCGCGGCGGTTGGACTAAACATACCTCGACTATTTAATATTGTGTTAATTGAACCAGGTAAAAGTTTTGTTCGTGTAATTCAGTCAATTGGTCGAGGATTGCGTAAGGCAGATGACAAAGACTTTGTTCAAATATGGGACGTCACTTCTACTTGTAAATTTGCAAAGAGGCACCTAACTAAGCGTAAGCAGTTCTATAAGGACGCCGCTTATCCGTTTACGCAAGAAAAACTGGAATGGAAAAAGTAGTCTTGCAGTTATCTCCGTGCCAGCGATTGTAATTTGCTTTTCCGCCTACGGTCTTATTACAATGCGAACATTGATATTTAGATTTAGGACCTTTTAATTTTTCAACAGTTTCTTTTGTATGTGGAATTCCTCGATTGTGTGCTGGTTTTCCTTTTAACCAAGTGTTGGATCTTCCTTTAGCAACGTCTGATAATTTTTTCTTGGTTTCTTCTGTGTGTATTACAATCCTTCCTTTATTACTATTTGAAATTTTTTGTTTTGTCTCTTCAGAATGTTGGTAATCTTTCCTGGACTTGAGAATTTTAGCCACAGTTTCTGGCAATATAACTCGCCCGTTCTTTTTAATAGTAGCACTCATTTTTTGTTTTTGTTCTTCTGACATTGCCTTGCCCTTATTTGGAGAAGGCCTTCCTTGACAAGATTTGGATAATTTTTCACGGGTTTCTTTAGATACAGTTTTGCCTTTGTGTAGTTGGGATATTGCTTCTGCTACTTGTTTTTTGATAGACTCGTATCTATGTGAATTTACTTTGTATCGAGATTTATTTTTTGAATGGTCTCTGTTAAGCATTGACCAAATAGCAAACGACATTTTTCTTTTATCAATGCCGGTTAACATCTTTGGTAATAACAAATGGCAAATAAAATGTTCTCTAGCGGTAAGTTTTACTAAGTTAGGTTGGTCGTTAGAGCCACCTAAACTTTTTGGTATAAATTTCGTTAGGCAAATCTCTTGACTTTGCCCGGTCGATGATGTTATAGTAACACTGTGAATACTTATTTTGTAAATACATGGCTGATAGTTCCTTATAAACTGTTAGAGTTGGTGGATGTTAGTAGCATCGCGATCAACACTTTTATTTATCCCATTAGGAGAATATTCTGCGGATCTTAACCCTCAACAACAAACCCTTCGACCTTGACCATCTTCCTGAAGAAGTGGATGACATGAGATTTGCCATCTTGGACAATTCAAATACACAAGAACCAGACTATCACTACATACCCCTGATCTTTTTAGAAAGTTTTAATAGTCCAGCTTTGGTATTACGTATTGGCAACAACAGAATACGCATGCCAGTGGATTGGCAAATCTTGATCGGAGAACCTGACCTAGGCGACCTCGAAGTATTACCACTCACGGCCATAAACGATCGTGGATTCAAGGCATTCCAATTCAATCCGCTGACTAGCTTTCGTCCAAGTTTTTTAGATATCGAAATTGTAGACGTGTACCAAGAAGTAAGTTGGTATGCTCCCAAACTTAAAAATGGACAGTTACTTTGCGTACCAGTTACCGAAGGCGATCGGCCCGAGTGTGTATATTTTGTCAAAGACATCAGTCGCAACTGTGAAATTGTAGATTATAACCGGGCTTGGTAGCATGGGCACACTCAAACCCGGGGCAACTTATATACATGAACGAGTGGACAACGTAGTCTATGCCAGAGAGTTTGGTGCGGATCCCAGCACTAGACACGCAGTGGGATGGGATTATGATCCAGCCAACCCTACATGGGATCCTAGGACTGAGACTGGACGACCTTTGATTGATCAGTTGCGAGAAGACCAACTATGGGCCAATCTTAGACGTGCAGCAAAAACCAATGTTGCTTTACAGGATGCATTGGATCGAGCAGTAGAAATATATCATTTAATTAAAAACAATGACAGATAAACTCAGTATTGCCAACGAAATGGCACAGTTTGATCGCAAGAATAGACAGTTCTTTGATGAACTTTCCGAAGAAGAACGTAAAAAGTTCAGCCCGTTTCTCATGATACGCTACGGCAGTTCAGTGTCGGGCAGTAGAGACCTACAAGAATTTTATTTGATTGCCACAAACGAGCGACTAAACAAAAAATTCTTTGCAGTAAATACTGCGCAACATAAAAAACTACAATGGTTAATGGCCACTACAGTTAGCCCAGGGCTGGGTACGTTTAGGCATAACTGGATCTCTCCAAAAAAGAAAGAGCCCAGTGCCGGTAGTATTCGCAAACAATTAGCCGAGTTATTTCCTCACTATCGAGATGATGAGTTGGATTTATTGGCGCAGATAACTACCCGGAAAGAATTGGATACATACTTACAAGAATTAGGACAGGAGAAATCAAAATGATGGGATTTTTTAAAAAGAAACCGGTAGCAAAGTTTCCAGAACACAAGGTAATCGGCTTTGGCGGTTGGCGGTATGCTCCACAGCCAGATATCACAGCCTACGAATTGGCGTTACTAGCACCAGTATTTGGCTCAGTTATGCATAGACAAGATATCAAACCTTATATAGAACAAAACAACTTGGCCAGACATTTCCAACCGCAGGGCGAATGAATACTTGTCAGTACTGTAAAAAAGAATTTGCGAAAGAATCAAGCCTGGCTGTGCATAGTTGCGAGCCACGTCGTCGTAGGCAAGAACAAAATGAACCTGGGGTACGGTTAGGGTTTAATGCCTATCTTAAATTTTATGAACTCACACAAGGATCAGCACGTTTAAAAACATTTGATGACTTTGCTGACAGTCCTTACTACAAGGCCTTTGTGCGGTTTGGTCGCTACTGTGTAGATATACGTGCGATCAATCCAGCCAGGTTTGTTGAATGGGTGCTTAAACAAAATAAAAAGATTGATCATTGGTGCCGAGATACGGTCTATACTGAATACTTGATCAGCTACCTGCAAGTAGAAAACGTAAATGATGCACTGGCCCGGGCCATGGAGTTTGGGCTAGACTGGAACGAACGGACTGGTAATCCACCTGAACATTGTTTGCGCTATGGCAACACTAACAGTATGGTGTATGCAGTCAGTACTGGACGTATAAGTCCCTGGGTAATTTACAACAGTGGTGCCGGACAAAAGTTCCTAAGTGAACTAGATGCCACACAGGTTGCCATGATATGGTCCTACATTGATGCAGACATTTGGCAGAAAAAATTTCGAGACTATCCAGCAGACCAAGAGTATGCCAAGGATATATTACAAAAGGCAGGGTGGTAATGTCAATAATCATTGTAGGTAGTAACAGTATTAAAACTTCTGAGTACTATAAAGTGGTTGGGGTAGAACCTAGCATGTTGGTAACAGAAATTAAACACGGGCATTTAATCGGACACACTTGTATACAAGATGTTCCAGATTACAATACCCTTGAAACAATATTAAAAAATGCCAACGAGGTATATTGGGCGCATCCTGATCCAAATGAATTTTTTGACTACACCTCATATTATGATTTTTTAAATTGGCTAAAAGATTACAATTTAAAATATCGTAATGTTAAAAATTTTAATTCAATAACACTTGATCCGTACAAGTGGAATAACAAAGTTACAGTTGATCCAGATCACGCGGTATTCTTAGGCTGTAGTTTTACAGCCGGTGTTGGATTGTCTGATTCTAGCACTCGTTATGCCAACATAGTATCTCTCCATTTTGGTAAAAAGTTATTAAATTTAGCTCAGTCCGGGGGCAACAACAGTTTGATATTTGATAAATTTTTTCAACTTGATCTACATCCGAGCCAACTAGTAGTGTTACAACTTACTGTACTAGATCGATTAAATTATTGTGATAACAATAAAAAACTAATTCGATTACTGTTATCTAACACACCAACCAACAAAAATCTTCACCAAGCAATGCTGGAGGTTTATCATAAAGACTTTTTATTTTATGAATTATTATGTAAAATAAGAGCAATAATTAAAGTTGCCAGAGAACAAAAGTTAAAATTAGTATTTTGGTTAATAGATTATAAAAATGAAAATATTTACTCAAAAGCAGATCAAGAATATTTTTACGACATGCCCGAGTTTGTTCCTGCAAGTTGGTTGGAAAATTATATGGTAGATAGTGCAGAAGACAATCTGCATCCTGGAATAGAATCAAATAAAATTTTAGCCAACACTCTTATAAAATATATGGAGGCAATGTATGAGTGCTGATATTGATTTGGATTTTGCTGACAGAGACACGGTATTACAACTCATAAAAGCTACACCAGCACGGCAAATGCACCAAGGCCAGGTGCGCAAACACAATTCGGGTGTGTATGTCACAGACATACCGTACGATCCAGTCAATCGGTGTGCGGCTATAGACTACGCGACAGCAGAACGGCGTGGATATTTTAAAATAGATTTATTGAATATGTCGGTGTATCAATCAATTACGAGTCCTGAACACTATCAGACTATGTTGGATCAAACACCCGCATGGAGTCGTTTGTGGACTGACACTGAATGGTCACAACAATTGGTTCACGTAGGTAATTACACAGAATTATTAAAATCAATGAAGCCAGATTCAATTCCAAGAATGGCAGCATTTATCAGCATTATTAGACCTGGCAAGGCACATTTACAGAATCAACCCTGGGATCGAGTGTTTGAAACTGTTTGGGACGGTGATGAGACTCAAGGTTACACATTTAAGCGTAGCCACTCAATTTCTTACGCCGCATTAGTTGCACTACATATGAACGTGCTCAGTCAAGACGCCTGACCAGGGTAATTGATTTTTTCTTGCTTTTTTTGCGAGCCATTTCGCTGAGACTGCAAACAGGTCCGTGTAGCACAGTTAAATCTTTGTTGATAAAAGTACGCAGACACGGTCTAAATTGATCCCATTCTGTCTTAAGGAATATGTTAATGGGTATGCTACGGTTACTTTCCCACCACCAAATATTGGCTAATTCTAAAAAACGTCGCTTATCTTCCAAGTCCAGTATGCCACCAAAGTCGTAAATTGTGGTCACAACTTCGTCTTGATTTTGTACGATTCCTACATATTCTGTACTGGCATACACGCAGAGAGTTATAAAAGGGTATTTGTCAGCGAGTATTGTAAAGATATCGTTACCCATAAATATTGTATAATAAATTGATCACGAGATATTTACCAAATATGAAACCAACCAAAAACAATACAGTCTCTGCAACCGCTAAATAGTATGTATGTATTCAACACAACTATATCTATATCAGCAAATAACACAGGTCCTCGCCATAGATACAGTGGACGGTCCATCATTTTCCTACAGGTATAATCCAGTGTACGCAAAAGTTCTAACCATAAACAAAGGCATTGATAACGTATTGTTGTTTGAGTTTATCAATCAAAATGAAAAACCCGTTGACATAACTGGCAGCAATTTTATATTCCGGGTAATCGACACGGAGGGAATTACCGTGTTGCTAGAACAACCAATGGTCATACTGAACGCCGCAACTGGCCGTGCTAAAGTGACGCTCGTGGCCAGTCAGCTTTTAGAAATCCTGGCTCAACCAGCCTACTACAGCATAACTAGAGCTAGTGGCAATCTGAACGAACCTGTGTTTGTTGATGCACAATCAGGTAGTCGTGCACCGCTTACGATAGTGGACAGTGTGTTACCGCAATACCTACCAAGTCGTCCGCTTACCGTACCTACAGTTAAAATTAGTGCCCAGGGGTCCGCAGATGGAACCAGCTTTGGAAATGCTGGCGGCGACTATTACTGGAATGGCAATCCAAACGGAGCCAACTACTGGAACAGTTTTGCTCTTACTGAATATTACAGCAGTTTTGTCAAGCCCATATCTGGTGTGACCACAATACAAATGACCCTGGATGGCTATACAGGTACAATCAAGGCACAAGCAGCTGCTGACTATGAATCCGTACCTTACAACGTGACCGAAAGTACCACCTACCTTAACCACACAGGTACCATTTATCTCAATGTGATTGGTTGGTATCCCTTACTGCGTGTGTGTTTCAACAACAGTATCTTTAGTGTACCCGGTGGCAACGGCATTCCAGCACAGGCCTATGCCATCTGCGAAGATGGTGTGGTCACAAGTATCAATGTGCAAAATGCCGGATCAGGTTATTTGGCTCCACCCAAGATCAACATACTGGGTGA